GAGTTTGCCGCCACTGTTGCCGTGTTTACTTGTTGGTTCTGTTTCTTCAACAGATTGTTCGCCGCCGCAATAGCCGCCTTCAGCTGGTCATTCACCGACTTGTACTGGTTATTCATTATAATATCAAAACAAATTTTTCCTCACCTGATCCTTGAGGTTGTCTGGGAGCCCTGTCGCATCGACTCGATTCTCATCCTGAATATCGTGAATCTCGTCCAAGATCGTATAGATTCTCGTCCGATCCTCTACTGTCGCCTCCATATTCACAATCTGCCGGCCCTCTGGGGTCAACGCGTTTGACAAGAGGTACCAGTCATTCGCCACCATCTTGCGTGTGCGATCAAGCACCCGCAACACCTTCTGAAACTCCTTCTTCCCCGAGTTATTGACAAGAGCCGCCTCGAAAATAACCTCGAAAAAGCCTGCACGGGTCATGCTGATGAGCTTCCTGGTGGGTGCCGCAACATACTTGTACTTTTGCGGAATGTACCTAAGACCCAGTGGGGTGGACCGAGACGTGAAAAACAGGTTACAGCTCAAGTCTGCCGTGTGGTCATTACACCACTGTGCCATCTCCCCATCATACAGACACATGTCCAGAATAAGACTCTTGTTGACAAGAATCTTGATATTCTTCTGGAGACGAGGGGACATGACGGCATAGTTTGACTCGGAAAAGTCCTTGCTTTGCAGAACCTCGATGGGGTACAGGGCGCTCAGGGTATTGATGAAGTAGTCCACAGATGTGTGACGCGATCTGGGAACTAGAATATCAATATCTTGATAGTCCTTGAGTCCGCGAACCATTACGTCGCGGACATAACCTCCAAAGACCCAGTACTCCTGAGCGAAGCACAGGTCAATGATACGGTTTTCAAACTCCATTGTGTTTTTGTCTTACTGTTTCATAGTTCCCCTTTTTTAACTGTAGCTTGAGCACCTCTCTGGGAACATGTACTTGCTTGCGAACCAGTGGGTAAACGCAACCATCAGAGTCACTGAGACACTTCGTGAGACGAGCATAGTCACGATAAAGAGCAGGATGGTCACCTTGGTGGTCTGAGGGAACATCATGCGATTCTCGGCAAGACCGGCGACACTATATTCCATTAATTTTTATAAATATTTTATATTTGAAGGCGAAGCCTTCGTGTTCTGAAGTCAAAGAAAAAGGCGCTCACTGATCCTCAAAGGTGACGCGCTTGCTTACAACATAGGCATCACCCCGTGCAAAGTCCAGAAAGTCCAGCTCGTACACCTCATCCGTCTCGATGCCGTGTGCTACCCAGCCCTCCCCTGACACAAACTCATCTACAATAGCCTCTACGTAGACAGTCTTCTTCTTGGATGACTTGACGGCGATGGACACCGTCTTGCCCACCAGCTCCTCAAACTGGTCCTCGTACTCCTCTACGAGGTCAGACAGCTCATTGCGCTCCTTGGCCAGCTCAACAACAGCAGAGATTGCATCCATTGTATCTATCTCTTGGCCGCCTTTTTTAAGTCGTTGTCACGCAGTGACAATATCATCTCGCCTTCTGTGTTGGTGAGCGACGTTTTAACTCGCGTTGCTGCTCATTCTTCATGACTATGTACTTTTTCAGGTTGGCCCTGTTTATCCCCGTAAGTGTACTCTGTTTCAGGTACTCTTTACGAGCCTTGATAGTCTTCAGTCGGTTGACAGACCCCTTGGCTTTGGCCAAAGAATTTATTTTAAATTTATTTTCTAAAAATTTGTTTACTTCAAGTTTGTTTCTTGGGGAGAATGTAAAGTGTTTGTTAAGATATCTTTCGATACTTTGTCTACTCATGTTTGACTCTATGACCCCACGGACCACACTCAGGTTCCCCTTGATTTTTGGACTCTCTTTCTTTTTTTCCAAGAATTTTCTTAGAATTTTTTGTCTATTCACGGGGAGTATGAAGCCAGCCTTGACATTGTGGTTTAGTCTATCCCTGAGCGAGGCTGCCGTCTTGAAGAATGGGAGGTACACGTAACTCATGTTGCGCCCAGGTGTCTTGCGCATCCGGTTGAGCCGACACGCAGGGGCCACACCCTTGATTGCCGCCTTTTTCACATAGAGAAAGTGAGAAAACCCATAGTCGGTGATGGTCACCTTGCCATCCTTGTAAAATGTACCATAAAACTCAGGGGCTATTTGAGTATCAATAATGTGCTTGAGCCTTTCAGGCTTGAGCCAGTTGACGATGAGACGTTTCCCAGAAGCAGAGTCAAAAAGAACCCCATTCCCCGCGGAATCCACAGTTACTGTAAGGGCATGACCTGAGTGAAGTCCCTCCTTGTTTTTGTTTCGTATGGCTATGGAGGCGGCTGCGAGCCGGTACCTCCCATCTCCTATAAACTGGTAAATCTTTTCCGTGAGTGGGAACCACCCACGGGGACCTGGGGCCACTGCGCAAAGCTGTGAATTCATAGACTTTGGCACCTTCAGAGGGTCCTTTATGTAGTCGCACGATATGCCCAGGGTCCGAAGGACCCGCGGGAGCTCCTCATTGGGGTATGACCCTTTGGTGACACGACGCATAGTACTGCCAGCACTCGTCACCTTGCCCACCAGACTCAGTGACCGACCCGCCTTTTTCAGGTACTGCCCTGGTCCACTTGTACAAAAGTATTGATCCAAGAATTTATAAAAATAAATTCTTTTAAAATTTATTCCCAATGGACAAGGAGCTTTGACAGAGCTCAGGAAAAACTCACGCTCATCGGGGGTCATCTTTTTAAACTCAATGTCTATGTGTTTGTACAGAAGCCTACCTATATCATAGGACAATATGAGCTCATTGAGGATCCCATAGAACCAGCAAGAGCCTTGTGTTTGGACAGCTCCTGACATATAATAAATTCTTGGAAAAAAGTATGAGTCTGTTCGAGACAAGTATCCTTGGGGCCAAAATGACTGTGGCCCTTTTGCTTTTCATACTCAGCTTTATCAACGCATACACACCCTTTATAACTAAAAGCCCTCGAAAGTTTTTGGGTGAGATGGTTTTGGTGGGTGTCATGGCGGCTGTCGCCTTTGGCTTTGTGGGGGGTGTCAGGGGCGTCCCAGGCCTTCGGCTCACAAGCATCATGTTTATGAGCTTTTTGGTATTCTCACTGTTCCACGTGGTTATGGAGTTTTCAGGGGGGAACCAGGTATCCGTCAATGCCGCCACTGTAGATGGAAAGATTCAGAAGGAAAAGAAAGTGTTAACCTCCCGTCCAAGTCTCATCATATTTGGTATCATCGCTCTGGTCATATTGGGTCTGGCTTTGTCCGTCAGGGACTTTGACTATGTGACCTCGAGTCAGCTCTTGTTTGAGGGCACTGTGTTTGCCTTTTTGAACGCCATCCCAGCCATCATGATTGCAGTGGATCGTGGGGAGCGCAAGCCTGTTGATGTCATTGTTGGCTTCCTGAAGATGTTTGGTCTATTCTTCACAGGGCACATAGTCTTGCAGTCTGGCGGGTTTTACACGTCTATATTTGAGGAATGACCCTGACTTAAAAACTTCGTGGTAGAATAGAGTATGGCACCTGCAGCACCAGTACCCGAGTCAATTACGACACGTTTCCTCAAGGCGTTCAACCCTTCTGTGAAGGAGCATGTCGTGTGGCTGAAGAAGATTACAGATGAGGCGCAGTCGAAAGGCGACCCATCTGCAGCCCAGAATGTCGTGGCTGAGATGAATACCAACCCCATGGGGGTCAAGATGACAACTATGGAGGCGCTGGATTGGCCTCACGTGCACTTTGTGCTGTGTGCCGCCTATGCCCGTGGTGTGTTTCAGTGCAAGGCGTGGGTTCCCAGCATGCCTACACCACCCATCCAGGGTTTGACTGTGAGCCGCTAAGACTCTTCATCCAGATAGGTGAATGTTGGGTTGATGAGAGAAAACAGGCGTTCGCACGCTTCAATGTAAAACTCCTGGGAACCCTCCATAATCATCTTTGAACCATTTATATTAAACCCCGTATCATTGTCTATAAGCCGGTCGATGTGCATAATGTCCATGTATCGAGCAGCGCAAAAGAGCGAAATATCTTCGGGAGACCACTCCACCGCGTGCAGGAAGCGTAACTCATCCCCCTTATCTTCCTGTGGCCCGGCATAAATCTTCACACTCCCGCCCAAAATCATCTCTGGCCACTCCTTGTGGACCATGTAGTGCTTTTCAACCATGCGACCAAACCGGATGGCGTCATTCTCCTTTACAAACCCAAGGACTGTCGTCTTGTCGCTGGCGAGCATACCTTGAAATGCAAGGACGTTATTTGCATTTTCGTGTATGGTGTAATACTTTCTTGGCTTTTGTCGTGTTTCTTGTCTGATGACGGGCTTGACTGGTGGAGGTGCAACAAGCATTTATATATATTTATGTATTCTTTTTGACATGGGCGATGTTCCTCCCAGTGGTCCCTGAACCCCTGGCTGTTCAAAAAAAATGGAGTGTGCAGTGTGCTACGAGTCGTGCTCTGGCTTGAAGCTGGTGTGCGGTCATGCGTTCTGCCACGGGTGTGTCAAGCAGTGGGTCATGAAGGGCACCGGGACGGGCTGCCCTATGTGCCGGCGCCCAGTGTACTTTAAGGGGTACTACAAAAAGTCGGCCGAGTGGGAGGAGGAGGCTTGGAACCACAAGGTGGATGCTGTGGTGGGGGAGTACATAGACGCAGAGTGTGAGCGCTTCCATAATAGGGCACAGGTGCTGAAGCACCCAGCAGTCAAGGAAGCCAGTGCACACTACGCTATGTACGAGTTCAAGGAGATCCAGAAGACTGCAAGGGTGTTAAAGGCCCACGATATCCACGAAGAGGATATCGAGATGTGCCTGAACGACGGGATGTACCTCAGTGACCACTTTCTCAACAAGAAGAACCAGAACCGCGACAAGCCAAGGGAGATGCCCAAGCTCAAGAATCGCCCAAGGGCAAAGCCTTCCAAGTGGTAGAGACTGAGTCACGCAGTGACTCAAGATAGATGATGTCCAGTGTTTGCGCCAACCGGGTGCCGCCCCCGGGTCGTCGGCTCATAAGACCGATGCACTAACTGTTGTGCTATTGGCGCATTGTAAACTAGAGTCTTTTCTTTAACTCGAGTCGCGAAGTGACTCGTCGTCTGTCTGTCTCTTGAGGTGTCTGTGGTCACACTCCGCACCCGCACCCCGCAACAAAGTTGCTCGTCTTTGGCTCTGTCATCTTTCGCCCCATCTGGGTCACTGAGTCGTACAGTGCACGAAGGGTGGACACAGTGGACCCAACCCAGTCCTGTGACCGGCTCTTCAGAGTGTCCAGGGACTTGTTGACGCGCTCCTGTTGGGTATCACCCTCCGCATAAGATGGTCTGTAGGTCAACACAAGATAAAACACCAAAAAGGTGAGTATCAAAGTTGTAAACTTCATATAAATTGTTTAGAAATTAATCCAGGTATTGACGGGCTTCGCAGGAGTCATTCATCCTCATCATCATAATAATCATCCTCTTCATAATCGTCACACTCTTCGTCACTCTCTGCGACTGAGTCGTCGTCATCACAATCCTCCTCTGGGTCTGAAGGAATATAGTCAATGTCCGAATCCTCCTTGATGTACCCCTCTGGAACCTCGTGGTAGCCCAAGTCATACTCGGTAGAGTGTGTGTGGTACTTGTAGATGCTATCCTCACCAATGTCATACGTCTCATCCTCATACTTGTAGATGGGCCTTCCCTTGATGTAGTCTTCTGTAGGACTCAGGTACTGGATCGTCTTGTGCTTATTCGTGCATGAGACTATACGCGCAAGGAGTGGCTTGGGTTTCTTCTGACCAATATCAGTCCAAACTTCGACGAGATCTCCCATTGAGAGCTATTCCTAATTTTTATTTAACTGTTTTCGCGCACTATCAATTAAAATTTATAAAAAAAGTTTTAGTATGGAGTACTCCTTTATAGACCCTAGTATGTATCTTCTGGAGGCGACACTTCAGGCTGCAGTGGCTAGTGCAAATATTGAGACTGAGATACCAGAACTTGAGATACCTGAAACCCCTGTCGAGCTTGATGAATCCTGGAACAATTTTCAAAAAATTCTTTCTGAATTTAAGCTCAAGTATCGTCAGGCTGTTCAAGAGTACAGTATGTATAAGAAAAATGTAGAGTCTATAAACAAAAAGACGTATATTGCCCGTCTGATTTCAGAGCGTGTGGATGATGAGATTCTCCGGACCAAGCTCTTGTCCGTCATCGAGTCGGAAGAGATTGAGGAGCGACTCTCTGAGCACCTTGCAGAGTGTGCAAAGAAAAAGGCAATTGTGAATGAGATGAAGAAAATACTGGAGGATACACACGCCGAGGAGTATGCACAGTACATGTGCCCTATCTGCACTGACAAGGGGGTGAATCTCTTCATGGACCCATGTGGTCACGTCATATGTGAAGAGTGTTCACTTAAAATAAACCCAAGAGATAGAGGCAAGTGCCCCGTGTGCCGAACTGTGCTCCGTGGAGCCCGTAAGATATACACTATTTAAAAATAAAAATAAATTTAAAATAAATTCATGGAAAATTTACTTGAACGTATTGCCAACCATGCAGACATTGATACTCGGAGAGCTCTAGGGTTCCCCCCACGTAAACTAGACCCTTCGTGGAGAGACTTTTCTCCTCACCCATATGGAAAAGAAGTTTTTAAATATTTTATTCAAAATAAAACTCTCTTGTATTATGAATTCTGGAGCTATGACCACTTTTATTCAGAGGTGTCTCGCGCTGTAATTCCATTCAACCCAGTGACGCACGAGTGGAGACACTTGGCAGGGTCCAAGACGTTTGGGGTTCACCATAGCGAGACGATAACTGAACGGTACATGACAAAAAGTGTGGATACTCATTTCAACACTGTAATGACTGTTGGATGGCCTGTGTTTGTTGGGAAAACTACTCAATGTATTTATTAAAGACATAAATATATGATGTCACATATGGGTGTCATATACTGCATAGAAAATACTTTAACAGGAATGAAATATATAGGCCAGACACGTAGAACATTAAACGTGAGAATTAGTGAACATTTTTCCAAGAATTGTAGTTCAAAGTGTACACGACTTTACAATTCAATACAAAAATATGGTAAAGAATACTTTACGTTTAAATGTTTGCATGAGTGTGAAAACTCTAAACTTGATGAAATGGAGGAGAAATATATAATTGAGTATAATACTTTGCATCCATATGGATATAACCTTAGGGAAGGTGGCGGAACAGGTACACACAATGATGAGACAAAAAATAATATATCTATAAAGTCTTTAAAAATGTGGTCTGAAAAAGGTCAACAGCTAAAAGCTGAAAGGCGAGAAAGAGGTACAAGTCAAGAAACAAAAAATAAAATATCAAAAAGTATTAAAGAATTATTTGACAAAAACCCTGATATAAAATTGAAGATTTCAGAAGCCGGTAAAGGTAGGGTAACAAGCCTAGAGACTAGACTTAAACAGAGTGAAAGTGGCAAGCGACGATGGAAGTTACTCAAGTCAGATTCATTAAACCTTATATACACAGATATACTCAAACTCAGACACATTCTCTTAGCCCTTCCATTTGCAGCCGCAGCTCATACACGTGAAGAATGTAGTCTAAACAGAGAGTCAGTGACTTGAAACATATTCAAAAAACATAAACACACTAGAACGTACCATGGGCTCATCTGCACTCCGAATTTGCAACTGGTAGTAGTGAATCTTGCGCCCCTTGCACTTGCGGCACACGAAGATACCCTCGTAGCCCTCGTCATTCTTTCTTGCATCCTCCCTGGCCAACTCTTTCCTCTTGTGTTCGAAGAGCGCCTTGGAATATGGCCCATTCGGCCACATCTTGTCAGGGGTGAGGTATGGCAAGTCCATACTCTTCAACTCCTTGGTGTGCATCAACCTGTACTGAAGCTGTGGGACATACTTGAACTTGACACTGACCCTGTCACCCTCTATGCTCATGTCGAGGGCTACCCGCGGGTCCTTGTCCCGCTTGAGCTCCGCGCATATGTGGCAAAGCTTCTGCCAGTACCACTTGCAGAACTCCTTGTTGTCCCACGATATGAGATCCCCAGGGGCCACGTAAGGGTCCTCGAAATTCTTGGGCGGCTTTGGGGGGAACTTGGTCTTGTAGTCCTCGACACACCAAGTAAAGAGGGCCTTTTCGATATTCTTCCCGTAGGGCCGCTCGGGCACAATCTTGCTGAGCTTGTCACGAGCCTGAGTGCGCCACTTGGACTTTTCCATTTTTTTTTGAATTGCACACTGGCTCTGGACCACTGGGGGGGACATGACCCAATGAGCCTTCGGCTCATTGCACAACCGAAGGCATGATAAAGAGTCACTATGTGACTCGAATAGGGACATCACTGGAATTTTCTGTGAAAAGAATAATGGTGCTTCCTATTTGGAAAATATACAGCTACTGGGTCTTTGTCATGACGGCCCTGTGGAGGGTGGGCTGGCTCCCCTTTTCACCCCTCACATCTGCCATAGCCGCCTTTATAGGGTCTGCACTCATGCCTAGAAGCTTCATCATAGTCATGCACTTGATACCTCTGTGGATACTCCGGAAGACCCCCCTTGATGTTGTGCCCAATGTCGCTGTGTTTTTGCTATACAATGCGCTCCTTATGTTGAACGGAGGTTTACTCTTCACACCAACCCAAGACTCTCAATGAGTACCTGGTTCAGAGGGGGCTGAAGACCGTCGGGCCTTAGGCCCGATGTGATATACATGAATATGAAGGCTTCGCCTTCGAGCTTAAAAGGGAGCTTCTAGGTATAAGTATCATGATGATTCTCTGTGAAGGGAGTCGTCGTCAGTGTCCCGTATGGGCCTGTCGGCAATGACTGTATGTGTTGTGCGGAAAGAAAACTTATAAAGAATTTATTGAGAAAAAGTCGTCAGTATGGTGTTCGCTCTCACAAGTTTGGGGAGTGGGTCCATCGGAAGCTTGGAGACTTGTTGATACGGCGTGTGCGTAAGGATGGGGAGGCGGGTATTTCCTTGCCGTGTGTACTGTGTCGCAAGATGATGGAGCGGCACAGGGTACAGTGGAGGGCACACATTGGGGAGGTGTGGGTCCGGAGCACCTCTCCAGAAGTTCCAAAATCCAGACCAACCCAGAAACAAAAACATTATCTTGGATTTAAGTAGATGTACTTACTTGCACTTGTACTTGGGCTCATCCTTGCCTGGGCTATTATCAAGCGTACAAGTAACTACACAAAATCAATGAGTTTTGATATTAACTTCAAGTCTATACTGAACCCTGCACAGTACTACCCTTTATCTGCAGAGCCTGTGATGGTTTTCCCTGACATGAAAGACAATCTCAAGGCGCCAGTCAAGGCGACTCCAAGCCTGCTTGCCAAGACTCGTGTCATGATGCCTTTTGGCCCCGTGCCCACAAATGTCACAACACCCTCACTTGTTGACAAGCCAGTGTATAATTTCGATGACTTGAAAGAGGCGCGTGTCCTTGCACTCGGACCCCCAAGCGCCCAAAACCCCAACACACCCATCGATGTGCAGAATATGTTTGACAATACACTGGAGTTCTGAGCAGTAGGAAATGACCCGCTTCGCGGCTCGCTGGGAGGGTCACTTTGCCTTGATTCCTAGGGCTTGTTCGAGTTTGCTGGCGGCTCTTTGGAGTGGCTTGTCTCGCTTGAGTTTGAGAGACTCGACAGCAGCAGGGGCTGCGGCAGTCTCCTTGGTTGTCCTTTCTGTAATTTGCATAAATGTCTCGTTTGGTAGTCGGACTGGGTGGTCAGTGTTACAGGTGCTTCTAAACTCTTCAATAGTGAGGCTCCCGCCAAACATCTTGAGTGCTTGGCGCTTTGGGGCTTTTCGTATACTCTGGTACTTGCCGTGCGTCTGCATACACATCATGGAGATGAAGGCTTGGTACTCATAGCTCTTTGGGGTGTTTATGTCGTGTGCATACGCCTTCATACATGACCAGTTGCAAAACTCACCCATAGTGGTGTACTTTTTGAGCTTGTCATCGTACTTTATGGGCATGTGAAGTATTTGACCCTGGAACGGGTGAACACACCACCAGCAATGTGTTCCTCCCATAAAGAAATGATACTATGTCTTACAAGAATGCTTTTAAGTATTGATGTCGGAATTAAGAACCTTGCAATGTGTTTGATTGATCCTCAAACGAAGCGCATCCACCAGTGGGAGGTTGCTGGTGTTCCGCCCATGCATTCTGATGGCTTGTACCCCTGTTTCTTTAGGCACCTGCGTGATAGGCGGTGGGTGCTTGAGGCGACAACAGTGCTTATTGAAAAGCAGCCAGACCGCAACAAGGGTATAAAGTCTGTGGAAAACTTCCTTCACGCATACTTTATAATTAACGAGAAGGAGGTTATTATATATGACGCTCGTCACAAGATTCCGGATGTGGTGGGTGCAGGCAGGGCGCAGTACAACCGTCGGAAAAAGGCATCGGTTGATAGAGCCAGGGCATTCCTGCTCGCGACTACAACCAATTCAGACTGGGTGGCTTTCTTTGACAAGCACAAGAAAAAGGATGACTTGGCAGACACGGTGATGCAGGCTTTGTCCTTTGTGAATAGGATCCCTGACACTCCCAAAAAGACGAAAAAGGTGACACCCAGGAAGCCCACCGAGAATCAGAAGAGGACCAAGTATAGCAAGGCGAACCTTGCGTGGATTGTCAAGACGAGCGCGCCACAAGATGCTCGGTTCAAAAAGGACCTGGGAAGGTACTACAGTTCCATAGAGGAACTTAAACGAGAATTTCATATAGTTTCAGGCCAGGCAAGTGTTTAACAAAAAATAAATCGTGGATAATTATAATGTGGGTGCATCTTCTAGTCATTGCCCTCTTAGTATATATCCTGTGGCTTGTGACCAAGCGGCGGGACAGTATGTTCAAGCCAGGAAAGGCTGTCCAGAAAAAACTTCACAACCTCAGGGAGCGTCTGAAGGCGGCTCAGAAGGCGAAGGACCAGAATGACCTGGTTGCCATGTACCAGGCAAAGATGACTCGTGCAGGTAGCAAAGGCAATAAAAAGCTGGCTGCGCAGTACCAGAAGGAGATTAATTCCATTCGCAGGGCTGGTACGATCCAAAAGTACAAAGACGGTCTTAATAAATTGTTGAAACGTGCTCGGTCTCTGGCTAAAAAGGCTGGTAAGGGCGTGCGCAAGATGGGCAAAAAGGCTCGCAAGGGTATGCGCAAGCACCACAAGGGTGGCAAGGGTACACAAATGCCAGTCGGAAACTACTACTTCTACTTCAACGCAGTCCCAAGTGGGGCACCAACAGGAGGCAAGTGAAAAACCTTATAGTATAATATGATTGCGTGGGCTCTTTTGCTCATAATCCTTGTATGGATATTCACGCGCTCCAGGGAAAACTTTGACACGTCTCAATTGACCGGTCATTCATTTGAACTGAAAGGTCAAGAGGGACTACACCAAACTGGTGGTGGAAATTTTTATTTTTATTTTAAAAAAGCTCTAGGTTAATTATAAATGAAGTACTTCCAGGCGGCTCTGTTGATTCTTGTCCTCATCTACATGCTGCGTACCATCTCAGGGTATGATGATGACCAGGCCCCTATGATGGACACTATGATTCCAGGCGTGTCATTTTATGACGACACGACCCCAATGCCTCCAGGGTTCTAAAGTCGAAGTCACGCAGTGACTTCATCATCTGTAAATGGAAATGAGCCCCTTCGGGCCTCGATTCTAGGTCTTGATGTACTCCCACTGGAGTTCATCACAAATCGCCTTCCACATCTTATCTTGATTGTAAAGTTTCTCCTTTGACTTGAGCAAAGGAAAGCACGGGAGATATTCATCCTCTCCAAGGAGTTCACAGAACTTGTAGAGGATGTAGCTGTAGCTTAGAAAGTTTTTGCGCCCCTCGGGGCGGTGCTTTTCAAACGGTTTTTGTACTTGGAAAAACATGAGACGCAGTTTGTCCTCGAGAGCTTGGGGCATGGTGGGTGGCTTTATCCCGTTCAGAATTGTCGTAATATACGGGACGTGCTCGTAGTATTTATTTTTGCCTAATTTCTTGAGGAGGCCACGCACCTTTTCATGGGTAATCTCAGAAAGTTCTTTTATTTTTTGTTTTTTAAATTCTTGACGGAGAGTCTCTATAATCTCTTGAGGCACACTTGTAGACTCTTTGGCTTGAAACTGTGAGACCCACTCGTTAAAGTGATTCTCTCTGCGGTATGAATATACTACATTCTTTTCAATCTCTTGCTCCTCCTTGAAGCCGAGCTCGTCATTCTGCACATACTCGACAGCCCCACAGCTTGTGCACACATCCTCGCTGGCAATGTCGTCGTGGGTCCACGAGTACTTGTCGCCACACGAAGGACACGCCCTACCAAGGACATTGGTCTTTTCGACATCAGTCTCACCCTCTACAGTTTTCATAAATTTTTTATAAATATCATTTCTTTGGAGTCCTTTGCGTGAAGTGAGTTTGAGTGCCGCCATTGCCCTGTTTGTACACACAGTCTCCTTCACATCCTCCGTATATTCCCTGATAAAGGGGACGCACTGTAACATGTATTCATACATACCTTGCTCGTCCCCTGCATCTTGAAACTCTTTGATACGATCATTGTATCGAGCTTCCATAAGTTTTTTTATTATTTTTTTTTTAATTCTCAACCTTTGGTGCGAGATAGAACTTTATGTCACCCAAGTTTGCAATTGTATATCTGAAAATTATGGGCATGTCATTGTCACTGGAGTGCTGCATGAGTTGGACACTGCTGCACATACCAGTCGCCTTGGTGAAGAGGTTAATATACTTGAGACTGAATGTGTTCCCGATGACTCCTTGGACGTTGTCGGGGTACTCTATGACGGTTGTCTGACTGGCAAAGTCTCCTACGCAGCTCAGCTCCAGCACATTCTCCTTGCGCAAGATGGACATTTCGGAGGCTAGGTTCCCCATGTCTCGCACGATGCGCTGAAAGTCTATGGAGGGCATGGTGGTGATGCTATCCATCTGAATGTCAGGGACATCCAAAGAGTCTTCATTAATGTCCAAAAGCTTCAAGTTGAACCGCGTATTCGACTTTTTCGCCACATTCTCAATCACAAACTCCATATAGTCTGTATTGGTGATGTTGATGGTCAGTGTGTCGTTATTGCTCATCGACTTGAGTAGCTTGTAGGTGTTGTTTATGTTGATACCAGCCGTAATATGCGAAGAGCACTCGTACTCTTCAAAGTTTTCTGCACCCAAGTGCATATGGACCAGTGTGGCTCGAGCCGTGTCAAGGGTTATGATAGTCACACCATCCTCCCGAAAATAGACATTGACATCATTTATAATGTCTTTAAGGACTTCGAAAACGGACCGTACGGCACTCGCCTGGACCGTCTTCAAGTGCATTAGTTGTTTATGTTCTGAGAGCTTTATTTGTAATCACCCAGTGCGTCATTTACTCCTTTTTCAATTTTCTTTTTAAGATCTGGTGTGACGTGTGGCTGCAGGGGTATACCATACATATCAAGGTCAAACATGTTTGAGTTTGTGCTCTCCATATCATCCAGGTTGGTCAGGGAGAACTTGGAGTCTGAGAATGACACAATGTCCATTGGTATCATGGATTCGAGCCACTCTCTGACGTCACCACCCTCATAGAGCTTCCCTTCGTTGGTCACCAGCGAAGGGACACGGGTAATCTTGCTTGTAGGGACTCCTTGAGTCGAAATGTTGTGGAACCTGAGAATTTGCAAGAGGGACGGCTGTGTCTTGATGTAACTGAGAGTCTCAAGACAGTACCGACACTTGTCGCTGTACACCAATAGTGCCATATAATTTTTACTTTTTTTTGAAAATTTTTTTAGCGCGCTGATAGTAGATGGACAGAGTGGTCATATTCATTCTGGCAGCAGCCCTGCTGTACCTGGTGATTGCCAAACCCAAGCCACAGGAGAGCTTTGAAAACACCGCCTTGCCCGTACCACGTGACGTCATTGCTCTGATTATATCTGCAGTCCAAGCCAAGGAGCCAGGGTGGGTCCCCGTAGACACAGTCTATGTGAACCAGGTGATGACTGACCAAGGGGCTGGCCTGTTCAACAGTCGGTTCTTTTTCTATGACACCAACCGGTATCTGGGTACACAGATTGATGTGCAAGCTAGTGTAGAAGGCGACAAGGCATCCATCATCTCCATGACCCCTGCAACCTCTATCGAGACCCAAAACACGCTCTTCCCATACACAGCTCCAAAGTACCAGGACTATAGCGACATTTCAGACTCTGTGAACAGGGCCCTCAACGACTACTTGGCCATGGGGGCTCGTGGTGATGTCCGGGCACCAGCTCAGTTTTGAAGGTGACGGCCGAAGGCCAACCCATAGTAAAAGATGATGCACCGCGGGCCACAGGGAAATGAATATTATTTATAAAAATTATGATTACAGCCCGTGATGTTGCTGAGCGTGAGCGTGCTCGACGCAATGTCCGGAAGGAAACATACCGCGCGATTCTCGAGCAGCTGTGCCGTAAGATTCGCGCGGAATGTGACAAGGGCCATAGAAGTGCACGGCTCTCTGTGCCACCCTTTGTACTGGGGTATCCCCCCTTTAATGTGACACAAGCTGTCGTCTATATAACACGTCAGCTTCAAAACCTGGGGTACCAGGTGTACCGCCAAGGACTGGTTGACCTCGAAGTCACCTGGTTTGTCCAAAAAGAGGGTCCTGTGGTTATTGACCACGGGACGGACATTTTGCCCTCACTGGTCAACCTGCAAAAGACTGCAAATTCCTTGCGCGGTCAAAGCTCGAGATGATAGGGCTGCTTGCACAGACCCTGGGGCGTGGGGTACAGGCAGTCTGGCGTAGACACACGACGCCACATCCAGTCTGGTCTCTGCAGAGGGGCCTGCTTCATCATGGGCTTCATGCGACCAGTGTAAGACAGGAGTGCGAGGATCAGGATAGCTATGATGGCAATAGTAATCAACAGATCCATATATTATTTAAAAATATTTATAATTGAGCATTGGCTGTTGAAACTCCCAATAGGATGACCGAGGCTCCTGGAAGTTTGGTCCGTTGAGGTGGCATGGGTACTGCAGGTTCCATGCGCCACACGTCTTGGGTGCCTGGGACTGCTTGGACAGACGCACCAACAGAAAGATGGCCACAAGGGCCAACAAAACGATGAGCCAATTCATTACTATGTACATACATTTTACCATGGAGACTTGAAGTCCCAGTAGGCCCAGTCTGGGGTATTGTAGCCGCACCCGTAAATGTAGTGGCAGTGGGGCTCGCGGCGCTTAGGCCGTCTACGCATCATGAAAAGTATCAGGAGGATGACAAGTGCCGCAATCACGATGCGATTCATTTATTAAAACAAAATATTTTAAATTGTAATGGATATTCTGTCCGAAGCTGAACGCAAGTACACCAACAAGTTGTGTGAGTGCATTATACCTGTGATGGTGGATACTTTCTGGGACATTTGGCTGGAGGCGAAGATCAAAGCCAAGGGGCAAAAGGTGCTCCAGACGTACCAAGAGTCACTGCGTGAAGTGAAGCACAGTTGGTCAAATACCCGTGTCAAGCAGCATGTCGATGACATTATCAAGGCCAACTCCCTCTTCCCCAACCTTCTGGCGGCTGTCATGGTGTGTCACGTCAAGATTCTGAGCTCCATCCGACTCGACGCAAAAAATAAGAAAATTTCTTTGAAATTGCCCGGCAATGATATCTTTGTGCACACGTGCTATATCAACGCAGCTAAGGATCTCTATGAGGATCCATATATCATCAGCACAGAGGCTCCACCAGTCAAGCGATTCGAAGAGTTGAACAAGCGGTTCAACAAGTGCGTTCGGGACGCCATCGATTCACTCGTCCCCACAGAGGAGATTCTGAAAACCTATATCGTCATGCCTGATGACACAAACCTCAATATTAACGAGGAGGAGGAGGAGGCTCCCGAGATTTCAGACGACCCGCTCGACCCTCTCGGCCAGGACCCTGTGCCAGACGAGATGCCTGCGCCTGAACAGACGCCTGCTGCAGATGGGGAACTGGAGCCTGCGGGCTCTGTGAACCACCCCGCCGAGACGCCTGGAGGAACCAAGACGGTCGCCGTTACACCATCACTCGCTCCACCAGTGGTTCACCAAGAAAATTTGTTTGATGATGCTAAGGAATGATTCTTGTGAATATTCTTGGAATATTCTTTTTGATTGGGGCGATTCATTGGCTCCAGAGAATATCAGATACGTGTGAGTGCTCAAAAGATTGGCGCAGAACATACCTGTTTTACTACTACTATGTCGCCATCCTCTTGAATATTCTCGCCATCAAGTACCATAACCCATACCTGTTGGGTCTTATGTTTGCACTGACCACTGTGGCGGCTGCCATTACCCTCAGTTACCTTGTGGATCTACGCAAAAAGCAGTGCAAGTGCATTTCAAGCAACGAAAAGATACTCTTTGGAATATCTGTAGCACAGGTTATTGTCACGGGTGTCATAGTAGCCTCCTTTGCCTATCAGACACTATATGAAAACAAGAGTGCCACAGAGGCTCTGAAACAACATGCGCGTCTCCTAAAGTCGAAGGCCTAGGCCGGCTGCACAATGGGCCCGAAGGGCCCATGGGTCAATGCGCGTCTCTTACACAAAAAATAATAAAATAATAATTTAATGGATCATACCTTTCGTAACCCTGTGACTGCAGCGGGTATAGCAGCTGGGGCCACGGTGGCCTACGTCTATCTCAAGGCGAAGATGAATGGCCAGACTGTGACACAAAACTCTGAATATTTCAAGCCAGCCTTCCTTGTGGCTCTCTTGGTCTACTTTATTGTTCACCAAGGGAATGCCCACAAAGAATCACTTTCACCGGAGCCCTTCTAGTCAGTGGCGCAGCCGCTCATTTACTTTCAAGTTGCTCTCTAGTTAAAGTTTTAATAAACATATAAATTACATGTCGACGATCAGCAGCTTTAATGATCTGATGACTCAATTTCTGGAGGAGTTGTGCAAGACTTTTCCCGAAGATGAGAAGTTGTACGAGGCCAAGATGGGTTTTATGCTGTGTCGCACCACTCATCCCAGGTGGACTATGGATGAGTTTATGAAGTCTGTCAAGCCTTGTGCGGACAAGCTTATGGGCAAGGATGAGTCATTCTTCCTTGAGGATGCAGAGCACATGGAGGTGCTGAAGGACTTGCACATCAAGGATCTGTGGAATGCAGAGGGTGTGACTGACACGACCCGTAACGCTGTGTGGCAGTACATGCAGAACATGTACATTCTTGGGTCAACCATCACTATGTTCCCACCAGAGACGCTGAGTATGATTGAGAGTGTCGCAGAGCAGTGCGCGAACAATATGCAGAGCAACGGTATGTTTGATATGTCAGCCATGTCTTCGCTGTTCAACTCTCTGCTTGGTTCGAACAGTCCACTTGGGACTCCTGCGCGGGCGCCTCGTCTTCCCCCAGGTGCACCCAAGAAGGCTGTACGCCGAACGAAAAAATAAACAATAATAATAGTATGGACCCGAGGGAATTATTTCGTTCGGACAAAATTTTTCAGTTTTGGCCCAATTCCAGTCAGTCGACATCGGAGCGTGCACAGGCCACAGCCCGTTTTGTCATTTACGCCACCTGTATAGTCTACCTTATCCAGCGGGACGTTCGGGTGTTTGCACTGGGTGCACTTGTGCTCGGTGTGCTGTATTACATGTACAGGAACGGTATGATTCACGGGACAAACACCATTCGTCCCGCCTATGGCGACGCTCGCCCCGCAGGTATGCTTGGTGGCCCAGTCCAGATGCCCACTCTGGACAACCCCATGGGCAACGCGCTGCTCACAGACATCAAAGACAACCCTGACAGACCCCCAGCCGCGTGGTACCCCAGTGTCGCTCCAGAGGTGGCCAACCTGTGGTCAAAGATACACCCATTTGACCAGGATCTCGGCAAGGATCGCGGGAAGCTGTGGCAGTATGACGCCTCGAGCCGGTTCTACACCGCCCCCAACAATGGCTTGATTCCCAACGACCAGACTGCGTTTGCACAGGGGGCATACGGCAAGCCATTCTCGCCCTTCTGCAAGGATGACAGTGGTCCTTGGACGTGCGCACCCGACGAGGGCTTCATGGGCCGCACGCACTTCCCCGAGAATGTCCAGATGAGAGGCGGCAACGGCAGAAAATAAATGAATATAATAAATGTCCCGGTTGTCGCAGGGATATCATTTGTACCAAGACCCGTATGGGAGATTCACGGCTATAGCCAAGTTTAGCCCGAACCGTTTCGTATACACAATTGCAAGCTATGCACGCCCCATGACTGCACTCGAGCGGGTGACGTACCAACAAAACAACAGAGGCTTGGTGGCCACTGCAACGAGTGGAGAAATAAACAAACTCCTCACAAATTTACAATTAATAAAAATAAATAGAGGCCCTGTGAACAACAAAGTCTTTCACCACATTATGGCGGCGTCTGGATTGCATCGTATGAGCAGACGCGGCTAGATAAAAAAAAATAATAATAGTAAGATGCCGAACAATCTGCAGCCAGGGCTCCGGAACATCCAGCAGGATGTGTACATGACCAAGTTGCTTACAGAGATGGTCGAGTCTGATGACATGCTTCGTCCCCAGAGCACGATGAAGTTTAACGGTATTTATGCCGACAAGCCTTATGATTTCCCTAATCTGTACATAAACATCCCAGTCCGTTACTGGGAGCCTGACCCTCTGAGCACGTACAGCAATGACCAGAACAACCGCTTTATCCAGAGGTATGGCCGTCCAGTCCCCAAGGATTCTGCAGTGTAATTTTATAAATATATAGTAATATGGACCCTCTAGCACTTGCTGCTGTGGTTGGTCTCGTGTTTGCTGGGCAGCGCTTGAGTGATACAAGCGAGTCTCCCCCACTTACCCAAGACCAGATGGTGATGATGAAGCCTACAAAGCCGGTATTTGCCAATGACCTGATTAACAACAACTTTGCACAGCAAGACAGACCCCTGGACCCACGCACCACTCTTCCAGATGCAGGCCGGGTCTTTAACGATTTCCGGCTGCGGCCCAAGGAGGTTGTGGGCAACATGCAAGACATTTCCCCTGTGGCACGTCGGTTCCCATATGGGCAGCCTGTGTATGACCTGTACAGTCGCCAAGGTGTGTCCGGGAAGATGAATAACGTGCCACCCATCGAGCAGATGCGGGTTGGCCGCGGTCTCGGCGTTGGTGCAGATGTTCCAGCGTCTGGTGGCTTTCACCAGTTTTTCCGTGTGTCTCCAGCCAACATCAACGAGGAGCGTCTGACGACTTTGCCTGGTACATTTTCGGACCCAGCAAACACCGTCGGTGGACCCTCGAATGCGGTGGTCAAGGCGGGAGGCCCTGTCGCCCCCAACATCACCCACGAGGCCAAGGACACCAAGGCGTGGCACAGAGACCCTGTGGCCAACAGCGGTCAAGGCCAGGGCGGTGTGCTTCGCGGTCCAGAAGGCCGTCCAGACCAGATTAAGACTCGGCGCACGACAATTCGCGAAGAGACGGGAGTGCGCACCGGCGACACCCTTCAAATTGGCGCTGCGAGCCACTTTGTGCACGAGCCATACGCCACCTCCAGCGGAGCTGATTCAGGGGGATACGCCACTGGAAAAGGTAAATATGCTGACATTCGTCTGTCTCGAGGCACAGACAACAGGTCCAGTGTAGACCGTGAGGGTAACGGCCAGCGAATGAATGTGCGTGCAGACCCTGTTGGCCAGGTGGGCGCCATCACCAACGTACGACCAGAGTCTGTTCCATTCCCAGTGCAGGGCGCAGACCCACAGTTCCGGTTCAACCCATACAAGGATGCAGATTACTACAAGTTTAATGCATTCCGTATGAATGCCAATCCCAACTCAACACCCAGGGCGCTCGACATTGCCATTGAACAACTCGACAAGAATGAGTTGGCCATGACCCCTCTGGCAAAAATGGCCGCAGCAAAGTGACGGAAAAAAAATATAGTAAGAAATTAAATGTCTGGTGGCATTGTTCAACTTGTGGCGACCGGTGTTCAGGATGAGTGGCTGACTGGGAAGCCAGAGGTGTCTTTCTTCCGGGCCAACTACAAGCGTTACACGCACTATGCCTCGTCTGTGGAGCGTCAGCTTATCCAGGGCACTCCCCAAGCAGGCAGCATCTCCACGATTCGTCTTGAGAAGAAGGGTGACCTCGTGTCTTACATGTACCTTACGGCCCGTGACGGTAACGGCGCGTACATTGCAAATCTCGACTGGTCTCAGGTTATTTCCCGTGTTCAGCTGTACATTGGTGGCCAAGAGATTGACTCCCAGGACTTCCAGTGGCTGTCCGATGTGGAGCCAGTGGTTGGTGCCCAGAACCTGAACCAGCGCTACCTGAACAACCAAGGTGGTACCACACAGCAGCCAACCAACTATGCAGCAAGCAACCAGGTGGCAAGTTTCTTCCCCCTCAAGTTTTTCTTCAACAAGGAGTGGATGCTGGCTCTGCCCGTGGTGGGTCTGGCTTTCCACGATGTCGAGATTCGCATCACCTGGGCGCCAAACTCTGGCACGGAGACGACAAACAGCACCGCCGCAAACGGTCTGAATGCCCTTGTTTCCACTTCGGGCGCGCAGGTGAACGGCGCTTCCCAGACACTGAGCGCAACCCCCCGTGTGAACGGCACTGGCGGTACCAACACCACCACCACATACCAGCAGCTGCAGTATGTGCTCTGGACCAACTTCATCTACCTGGATGCCGCAGAGCGTGAGTTCTTTGCCAAGACCCCCATGGATATGCTCATCTACCAGGTGCAGCGTGTGCCTCTGGGCATTACCCCAGTCCAGGAGCTGGCTCTGGCCCACCCCATCAAGTACCTGGCCTTCCAGTCCAACAACTACAACACGATTTACAGTGCAGGAGGTGCATACGGCGGCGCTGGCTCGGCAACTGCTTACAACGCCGTGTTGCGCACCCAGATTAACGGTGTGGATGTTGGCGACGATAAGCCCCTGTTCCACTACACGGATGTTGTCCAGTACTACCACACACAGTTTGGCTACCAGACTGTGCCAAGCGCCGCCAACTACACTGCAAACGTTGCAGTCATCCCCTACTGTCTGGACACGACCCGTCTGCAGCCCACTGGCACACTCAACTTTTCTCGGCTCGACACCTACCGCCTTATCACACCACCTCAGCTCAACCTGGGGGGTCTCACGGGCATGCAGGCCCTGGCCCAGCCATTCTCTCAGCTCCGTGGCCACCCAGGTATCGGCTACATCTATGCAGTCAATTACAACATTCTGAGAATCAGGGAGGGTATGGGTGGTCTTTTGTACGCAAATTAAATAAGAAATATTATAAGTATGAGATTCTGGCCTTGGGTACTCCTCTTAGGACTTTTGTTTCTTATAACATACGACCCACGCTCGGGCAATCTTGCTAAATATTATTCTGTGCCAATAGGAGAGGATGGAAAAAATCCCGCTGACTCAACGAATGAGACCCCCGGAAAGGCATAAAGCTATTGCTATTCCGGTGAGTTATGTGGATGGAAAGCCGTATTTTCTGTTGGTGCACGACCGCCGATACAAAGAGTGGACATTTGTCACCGGGGGATGCAGACGACGAGAGGTGTACAACCCTCTCCGATGCGCACTCCGAGAACTCGAGGAGGAGACTCGTGGCACCATAAACTTAAAAAGGGGGGCTTATTCCTATTTTAAGTTTATAAACAAAGACCCGGAAGACCAGATTAACAACGTCTACCACGTCTACGTACTTGATGTCCCTATGACCCATTTGGAACACAAGCACATTGTGAAGAGATTCACAGAAGAAAAACACAAAATGGAAACTCGTCAAACTGCATTCAGGAAAAATTACGATGAAAATGACTTTTGTGAGTTTGACACTCTTGAAGGCATTTCTCAACGCTCAAATCTCTGGACCATGATACGTCATCACATTGTCCAAAACCCAGAGTTTCACACAGCCCTAAAGGCGGACAAACAGCCATTCTTTCTGAGACCCTGATCTCTCGCGGCCATAAATTTATAAAAAATTATTTTTTTTATATATGACAGTGAAAAAGTCTGTACTTGCCCAACGTCTTGCAGAACTCATGACTGCAGCAGGTGAGCCTACAGATCCACTGGAACTGGAAAAGTACACAGTACAGAAGCTCCACTACGAGATTCAGAAGCTCGAGGAAAAGGCCCCAGAGCCAGAGCCAGAGCCAGAGCCGGAACCTGAACCAGTAAAGGAGGAGAAAAAAGAAAAAAAAGAAAAAAGTTTGTGGAGACTGATTAGTATGGATGACTCGTCGAGTGATGACGAGGAATGAAGCACTTAAACGCAGCCTTCTAGATGAAAGTAAGATGCTACTTGACGTGCCCATTTCCCATGTGGTGACCACCTTTGGCAAGCCCTCACTCGATGATGAGTGTAACGCCTCGTGGAAGGTGGGGCGCGCCACTGTGCACTACAGTGGTGAAGAATTAAGTGTGAGTGGCCCTGATGACGCTGTCCGTGTCGTCAAGGACATTATTGTCAAGACACCCGTGTCAAGTACCCTTGTGCCGGGGACAGCTGTCAAGGTTCGAGTATATGATGATTTTTTACAAGGAATTTTTAAAAATAATATTTTTATTATTTGTCATGACAAGACTTTGTTCAGTCCCCAGACTCTGGACACTGCGTGGAAAATTTGGTCTCCTAACATGGTCCAGTTGAAGTTGGATGGGCGTGTCTATGAGGCGAGCTTTGAGATATTGACAGTGCCTCTCGAAACAATTTTCTAAAAATATATAAATGCCAGGGTCTCGTACCCCATCCCCTGTTCGGCGCCGGAACCGGTCACCACCCACTCTTGTGAGACCCCGGTCCGTGTACCGGAGACTGACCAACACCGTGTCTCCGCGCAGAATCAGCTGGGCCAACCAGCCGCGCCGAAACGGACCCGCAGCCATGCGGCGAGCCAACGTGCAACACATGCGCCAACGTAATAGCATAGCAGTTGGTATCAATAACAGAGGCCAACTTGTAGTTATACAAAATCCTTAAAGAAATAGCGAAAGTATACTGTATGGATATCCGGCGATGGCGAGTCCCCGCCGCCCCCTTCACGCACCTACTCATGGATGGAGGTATGCTGTATGTGCCTGACGAGGAAAGAGACGAGTTTTATAGAGCCTATGTAGCCTCTATACAAGCAGGGAACAAACTGTATGTTGTAGAGCAAAAAACAAAAGTTTTTAAATTCTTTGTGGATCTGGACTACAAAGGGAAGGAGGCTCTTACAAAGGAGGAGGTGGAGCGCATCTGTACTGCTCTGCATGATGTAGTGGGTATAGGCAGGTGTGTGATTGCGCGTGCGCGTCCCAGGCCTTGTGCAGAGGGCATCAAGAGTGGAGTCCACGTGCACTGGCCGGACTTGCGTGTGACTCGCGACCGCGCCCTTGCTCTGCGAACAGACATACTTATGCGTTTCCCCTCGAGCGAGGAGGGCCTGGACTGGTCCAAGGTGATTGACGCCTCTGTGTACACTGGGAGCGGCTTGCGGATGCTGTGGTCCCACAAAAAGCCGAGTGGGGACCCATACCTCCCTTGGAAGCAAGTTGGTGGCGCAGAGTTTGACAAGAATCCGGACCCTGGAGTGCTTGACCTGTTTAGCATCAGGACTGCAGCTGACTGTGAGGATGAGCAGGTGGCGGACGAGGTGACGAGCACAGCACTCGAGGGGTTTATTCAGAGGTGCTTGTATGGCCAGGAGCGGGCCAAAGTGAAGCGTATCATTCGACACGAAAAGACGGGTGGATGGTATGTCCAAACAGACTCCAAGTTTTGTGCACGGGTACACCAGGAACACCGAAGCAACCACGTGTGGTTTATGATTCAAAAAGGGACTATATGCCAGCGGTGCTTTGACGAAGAGTGTGCCAAGTTTGAAGGCGACAAACATAATCTGCCGCCTACAGTAGAGAAGCAACTGAAAGATGTTGTTCCTGTGGGTAGCCCTCCTCGTAGCAGTGCTCTGGATTTTCTTCCCCCGTGTTGGCACGACACACTTTCATTCATACATTGAAAAGATACACCCATACTCGGGTCTCGACCCAGAGCTCTTTCACCTCTTTGTGTACCACGTGAATGGATTTGAGGCTGAATCAAAAAAGAGCCCTGATCTCGCTGCAGACCACTTGTACAGAGCCATAGACACGGCCAAGAGCATAGGGCTGTGCATACGGCGCGCAGATGACGGCGAAATACAGGACAATATACTCAGCATCACAAACCAGATGGGTCTAGAGGGTGAAACCATCTTGAACCAACTTGCACTAGACAAAGGTGTTTATTTTGATCCAAAGTACTTAAACAATACGATGCTTTACTATGCAGATGAGTCAAGAGACCCGAACACGGTCGGGACGAATTTCAAAGCCACCCACCCGCTATGAGCCTGTTGAAAAGGTTGAAGATGATTACGGTTCGGAGGACTATGATGATGTCGAATCCGATATATCTTCGAATATTGAATACTCTGACGAGGAACTTGATGAAGATGATGATGATTTGAGTTTTGTCGATTCAGATAAAAGCGAGAGTGAAGATGAAGATAATGGACGCCACCCCATCATTCCTGTCAAGAAACGACGAGGACCAACAGGACGACCACGTGGAGCTACAGCCTCCCCACGCGCACCACACGCCTTTCCCAATGTACCATCAGACGATGATGCAGATGCCTAAGAATGACTTGTTTAATGGTATACAGTGGCATCTGGTTGTGCTTGGTATCATCATTGGGGCTATTCTGATGAGCATGCGCCCAGTCATCATCAAGGGGTCAGCAGCCTAGTACTTTCTCTTAATTTCATTCAAGCCTTCACGGTATATACGTCTATTTGACAAGCCTCTACGCAACGAAGCAGTAAGTTCCTTATTCATCTGCTTTTTGCGCCGAACATTATTCAAAACTTGCTGAAGTTTCTTTGCCATGCCCGGGTGATTCTGCACATACTTTGTCCCCGTGTACTTGACAGACTTTCCAGCAGTTTTGTATAGTGTAGCCGTATTATTTAAAATACTTTTATAATTACGTGCCATTCTTTCAATATCATAGCGACTCCTTGTCATGGTTTGTGCCAGCATCGTCCCTTTTTTGGAATTGACATATATTGACATTTTCGTTATTAAAGAGTTTATTGCGTTCCTGTTATTACGTGTAATACCTGGCGCAAATAAAGGACTGAGCTCTCGGTGTGCAGTTTCTGTTGATTTCAAAAATCTCATGAGATTTTCATAGTTTTTCGCACGACTCTGAAAATTCATGTTTCTGCGAGTTTTTTCATACAACATATATTTAATTAATATTTAAGTTATAGCATACATTGGTATGCCCGACATGTCTTCTGCCGGCTTGAATGTGCCAAGGCGGCTGTCTGGGACAATGGGCTGTTTATACACCTTTTCTTGAAGAATACCTACCCATGGATTCTCACGAAGTTGTGAGTCTTGTTCGAAAAAAAACTGAGAATCATACGAGCCAGCTGGCATCTTGATATAATTCTCACTTTTTGAGAGTGCTGCCCAAATAAGCCACAACACAAAGAGTGCCACGGCCCATCTGGTCAACTTCATTATATTTTAGTTATATTTTTTCTTACGGGGCATCGGGGGTCTCAACTGTATTGACAGTCACCTCGGTTGCCCGCGTCTCCTTCTTGCGGCGCTCAATCTCCAGCTGAACCTCTGCATCCGCCATCTTGACCAGGAGCTCAATGGGCTTGTCGGGGAACTCCTCCCGGAGCTTCTCCAGAATCTCGGCTGGGTGGGGAATAGGGGGCACATCTGGCTTGGTGTAAAACTTGGAATTCTCGTCAGAGGGGTCCAGGAAGGGCGCGGCCGTGTCTGGGCCAGGCTGCGCCATCATGTCGCGCTTGCGCTTCTCAAACATTGCAGATGCCTCGCGTGTATTCTCACGGTACTTGGTCATAATCTCCTCAAGCTTCTGGTTCGCGTAGTGCACATCCTCAATCGCCTCATTCACAGGCGGGATGAGCAGCCACTTGTACATGTCCACCACGTAAATGTCAAAGGTGGCATCCTCCTTCTGCAGACGCTTGGCATGAGCCGCCGCAGACTCCTTGTCTGGGAAGCAACCACGAATCTTCATACCAAGCAGCTCATTCTTCTGTGGCTGCTCAGGACCCACAAAGGACACACAGGCATACAGCTGGCCAGGAACAGTCGTGTAATCCACAGTCAAGGTATCAACAGCCATTTAAACAATACTAGCTACATTCTTTTAAGTATGGAAGAGCTACGAAAGTCTCACAATTTGTTCAAAAGAGAGCTCATTCAGAAGTGTGTCAAGCGTAAGGACTATGTGCTCGACTGTGGGTGTGGCCGTGGGGGCGACTTACACAAGTGGAAGGGTGTTGGATGTAACCTCGTCTGCGTGGACCCAGACGCCTCTTCGCTGGACGAGGCTCGTGAACGCGCCAAAACGCTTGGAATTGACGCCACATTCATCCAAGGAGACATACGCACTGTCAAGGGCGAGTTTGACGTCATCTGTTACAACTTTTCCCTGCATTACATTGCCGCGACTCCACAACTCTTCAAAGAAAGTGTCGATGCACTGGTCGACAAGGTGAAGAGAGGCGGTGTCCTCATTGGTATTGTCCCCGACCCCAACAGGCTCCCATGCGAGTACTTCAGGGACCGGCTCGGTAACACAGTTGTACGAGAGGGGGAGACACTCCGCGTCAAACTGGTCGATGGACCCTTCTACTCTGGTCAGGAGAGAATCGAACCCATCCTCCATCCTGAAAATTTAAAAAGAATTTTTAAAAGTTTCTTTGAATGCATCGACTGGTCGCCCATGTGTCAAGACACTGGTCTCATTTCAGATATTTATTCTAAATTTATTTTCAGGAGAAATAGTAGATGGACCGATGGCCCTTGACTGTGGTTCTGGCCCTAGTCCTTGTGGTCCTCGTCATGCGACACAAGCAGCCCCCTATGCTCACACAACTCAAGGAGAAATACAGTGCCCTCATAGCCTACATCGAGAGCCCTGAAAACATAGACAGGCGCTGGGATGTCCTCAAGAATCGCGCCATTCTCACAGGACTCATAGGACACGACCGGTCCAAGGGACCCATCGCCTTTAACATAAACAAGGGGTACGAGATTTGCATATGTCTCAGAGGTGATGATGTGAATGCTGCAACCTATGTGCTCCTCCACGAGCTCGCACACATCACTGTTACAGAATATGATCATACCAAAAAGTTTTGGAAATATTTCAAGGATCTCAAGACGCTCGCGGCCGACATGGGCATCTTCCAACCCACTGGCGGCACCACCAACTACTGTGGAGACAAGGTGACAATGGTATGAGACCGAGGGCTGCAGGCCCTCGTGATGGGAAAAGGAAATGAAGGCTTCGCCTTCAACTAAAAACAACCCGACATAAATAGGTATATGATCTCTCCACGCACTGTCACACAGCGCAAGTATGTTGACTTTTTGTACTCCTCCATGCCCATTGTGATTGGCACTGGGCCTGCAGGAACTGGCAAGACGCTGCTCGCGTGTCACGCAGGGTCCAAAGCACTCATGAGTGGCAAGGTGTCGCGCCTTGTGCTTACTCGGCCCGCTGTGAGTGTCGACGAGCAGCACGGCTTTCTGCCCGGGTCACTCGAGAAGAAGATGGAGCCGTGGACCAGACCCATGTATGACGCGCTCTACAGGTACTTCACCCCAAAAAAGGTAAATGAAATGATTTATGAGAGGCAGATTGAGATTTGCCCACTGGCCTACATGCGCGGCAGAACCTTTGATAACTCCTGGGTCATTGGCGACGAGATGCAAAACTCGACTGCGTCGCAAATGAAGATGCTCTTGACCCGTATTGGCAACGGCTCAAAGATGGTTATTGCGGGGGACATTAAGCAGTGTGAGAGGGGCTTTGAACAGAATGGGCTTGAAGACCTAGTCAGGCGTCTCTCTACCGAAACTGACAAGACCATTGGCCATATCGAGTTTACGGAGGAGGATGTTGTTCGGAGCGAGGCGGTAAAGGTGGTCCTGCGCCTCTACGGCTGACAAGATACCCAAAGAGCGCAAGGCCCAACAGCTTCATCATCATAGTCCCAAATAGAACAAGGAGGACCGAAATGATGAAGAACCACTTCTTCATATATATATTACTGTACGAGACTTCTTTTGGCGAAATAGAAGATGAGAGCAACAAGAGCTGCAAGCACAATCATACCAGTCGTGCTGAGATCGTCAGTGCCCTCCTTTATCATGCTTGGAATCATCTCGATGAGCTTCTCTTGGACTGGCTTGGAAAAGACACCTATGGCGACAATGCCGGCAATGACGGCTGTGTACTGCTCATCGGTGAGGCCCAGAGGGTTTGACTTGCCACCGCTACGAGGCTGTGGGATGTCACCTCCGCGGACGGGCTTGTCGGCGGGGCCGCCCATTGGAGACCCCATCATCTCGTTTTGCATCATCTGACCGGGCCCGGGGGTTACCAGGTCCGAAATGGGGGTTGCAAAGTCTGCCATTTGAGATTCGTCAACTTTATTTTCCTCGGGATTGAACTCGAGGAGTCCTTCTGGAATCTTCGCCTTGGGGTCTGGCTTTTCAACTGGTGCGCCATCCACCATGGGGGTATAGCTAATCGATGTCATGGAAGAGGGTCCATTGAAGCTCATCGTCTCCATCTATAAAAAATAAATAAATTTATAAAAAATTCTTGGCGCGTCATCATCTGTATACGTGACCCTAATAGGATCACAGAGTGGCATAGTGCTGGCCCAGGGGTGTCAGAGAGCCATCAAGGGCTATGAGGGCACCATTGCCCATGTTGTAGTCTGTGGTGGGCCGAGTCTTCCAGCAGTACCGCTCCACATAGCTCCGGGAATTCATGCCTGCCACCACAGCATCCATGAATGCCTGAATCTGGGCCGTGGTGAACTTTTCAGGTGTGGTTGCAGTCGCCTTCCAGTCAGCCACACACATCTCAGTGATCCACAGGGGCTTCTGGTACTTGTTGTATATAGAGTCGAGCCAGCCCAAAAAGCCGTTGGCATCTGGTGGTGCATACCAGTGCAGCGCGATGAAATCAGGTGTGTTTCCCGCCGCGCTCAGAGCAGTCCACAGTGCATCAAAGTATGACGTGGTCAGAGCAGGGCTGCCGTCGTTTGGTGTGTAGCTTGTGGCCATAGGGTTCTGCGAAGCAGCCACTGAGCCGATGCGGAGACCCGTCTTTTTCAGGGTGGGCCATAGGCTCACGACATCCTGGACTCGGATATTGGACTGGGCACCAGGCTGGTTCCCGTCGGGCTCGTTGAATGCCAAGAGCTCTGTGGAGCCAGCTGGTATCTGCGAGAGCTTCTGTGCGTCTGGTGCGCCCCACACCATTGGCGAAAACTTGAGGTTCAGACCTGGGGAACCCGTCAGTCCCCAGGTGTAATACCAGCCAAGGTTCAGGCTCTGCATCTGAGTGTTGAACTGAGCGTTGGGAGCGCCGTTAATCTTCAGGTCATACACAAAGCCCTTCTTGGGGTTGGAGGGTGTTGGCAGGGACGCAGGCACAGTCGTTGGGAGTGCTGGGCCGACTGTGGTTGTTGGCTCGGCTGCACTTGAGGCAGCCTGGCTTGTGGCGGGAGCTGGAGTGCTATGAGAGGGCATACTTGCTAATGTTGACAGAGATGTTGTTGAAGACGAGGACCCTGTGGAAGCACTCACTGGGACACTGTTCACTGGGGCAGCACTCGCTGGGGCAGCACTCGCTGGGGCAGGGACACTGCTCGTTGGTGCAGCACTCTTAGAGTACTTGTACAAGAGCCAGATGACAAGAATTACAATTAATATAAGGAACAGAACCCACACATTAGATGAATTTTGTGGCGGAGGTTCTGTGTCCATTACTTTATGAGCCCATTTTCTTTATTGTGATTCCACCACCCTGTGACTTGCGTCTAAACTGGGAGGTGTCGAGTGATATGTTTGAATGGCGTGGGTTGTAGTGTTTTGCGTGGTAGTTCCAGAGCTCTTGGCTGCCTATGCGAAAGTTTTTGCGGAGAGGTGCCTTGTACCAGAAAACACAGTCCTCAATCTTGTTGCTCGTCTTGGTATTGTCCAATACAAGGCACTCGTAATTCTCTGTGCAGTTGTCGAGCACAGTGCAGAACATGTCAAAGGTTGGAAAAATACCGAAGAAACACCTGTAGAGGTTTTCTCTGTTTTGTCTGACGTTTTCGCGGAGGACAAAGACATAGTCCACGTTGGTTCGGATCATAGGGGTCATGTCCATGACGTACTGACAGCTCATGGCGAAAAACAGCTTCCAGTGGCGTCCATTCATGAAGCACTGCCGGATGCACTCGTCGCGCATAAAGGCTCTGTCGTACATACAGTCATCCATGAGCAGAAAGGCGGGCTTGGCGCGGCCAACGGCTGTGAGTTTCTTTTGGCGCTCCAAGACTTTCTCGACAGCCCCTTTGTTGTAGTCCCCATAGATGAAGAGGTCTGGGACAAAGGTTCTGTAGTGGTGGTTTCCATCCTCTGTGCCGGACATGACAATGCCTGCTGGGATGTGTCGCTTGTGGTACAGAATGTCTGTGATGAGGGTAGACTTGCCTGTGCGACGCTTGCCTACGAAGATGCAGACAGAGTCGTCTGGGATGGTCTTTGGGTCAAACTTTTTAATCTGTAGATTCATCCTGATATTTTAGAGTATTTTTGAGGGTTCTAATTTACGCAATAGTAATGTTAAATGTTTGGGGGAATGAAAAAGGACCATATGAAGCTGATATGGTTACACTTGTAGTAGATAAAATTGTTCCTTTTTGACATGTAATTATTACTGATGTAGGAGTTGTACTAAAAGTAACACCTGTAAGTGTAGGAAAACTAAATGTAAGCTGTAGATTATATGGGTTGTAAAGCTGTATATAATAATTAGCTATACTAGTATCTGCTACTAAATTCAAATTTCCAGGATTTTGAAGTATTATATGAGGTGATCCATCTGTAGTCAAAGAAAATGTCTGACTAGTTATAAAACTATTATATGTTGCTGTAACCGTAATACTTGTAGTTGATACAGAAGTGTACTGAGAAACAGTAAGAGCAATACCTGTATTTGTTGTTGTCCACGTAACTCCAGTTATAGTCGGATAAGACCAAACTATTGTATAATTGTAAATGTTTGTCAGTGATAAATTAATAGTAAATGGTGAAAAAAATGTAATTGCGTTTATTTTACCAGGGTTTGTTAGATTTAAATAATAAGTTGATATTGTTACATAACCTAGACTATTATTTGATATGGTACCATAGTATATACCAGTAACGTCATAAGACCCACCTCCTCCCGCGGTACCACTTGCATTAATATCTCCTCCTCCGCCACCACCTCCGTACCCACCACCACCACCACTTGTTGCAAATGATGTTGCTGCACCCCCCCCACCTCCAAACCCTCCAGTTGCAGTACCAGTTGCTCCGGCGCCTCCTAAAATAAACGCAGTTCCTCCAGCTCCGTTACCACCACCAGACGCTCCACTTGTAGTGAAACCACCTCCACCACCTGAATACGATCCAGCTGCACCACCAGATGGTCCAGTACCTCCTTTACCACCTGCTGCATTTGAACCACCTACTCCGTCTTGACCTTTATTTGAAAGTGTTGCATTTGAATTACCTTGATTACCACCACCTGCTCCACCGGCTACGAATAAAGGTTGTGAACTTGTAATAGAACTTGTGGTAAGTACATTTGCAACAAATGTCCCTCCAGCGCCACCCGTAACGTATGGGAAAACACCTGGATAACTACTAGTACCCTGTTGACCCACTAGTATTGCAAGTATTTGTCCTGCTTGTAAATAAAGTCCTGAATAAAGTACAGCTCCTGCGCCATATGACGTGTACCCAGAACCAGCTATTGTAAAAGTATAAAATCCAGATCCGGGTACTACCCAATACTGAACACCTGAAGTAACAGTAATAATGCCAGGGAACAAGCTATAAGTAATACTTGAAGGACCAGTACTACCATTAGCTCCCATGTTTGTAAACGTAAACAAGTTGTATACTGCAAGTGTGAATGTAGACGTATAGGACAGGCCTGTAATTGTAACTGATGTAGCCGTCAGACTCGTGCCTGCAGCTATTGACATTGTAATTCCAGTATTTGAAGGGGTCCATGCAACCCCTGAAATAGTAGGGTATGTCCAGGTTACGGACGTACTTCCAGGGTTGTATATAGGTAAAAATACATTCTGGTTATAAAAAGAATAAAAATTTAATGTTCCTGGATTTGTGAGTGCAGAATTACTAACAGACAGTTGAAATGCTTGTGAAAAACTATATGTTGAATAGGTTACAGTGAGTTTCACTGATGTTGTAGACACTGTGATACCTTGAGCAGCGGTGAGTGTAATACCTGTATTTGAAGGAGTCCATGTCACCCCTGAAATGGTAGGATACGTCCAGGTTACGGTTAAGTTATTGGTATTTGTAAGAGTTATTATGTTACTTGCAGAAGATGCGTATGTGTTGAGTACAACAGACCCCGGTGTGTTAATTGTTAGAGAAGGATTAATATTTAGAATAAAACTTATACTTGTGGTGAAACCACCGTAAGATGCGCTCAATGAAACAGTCCCACTGTAATATACTACACTTGATACAGACAATGTAATACCCGTGTTTGAAGGAGTCCATGTCACACCTGAAATAGTAGGGTATGTCCATGTCACTGAAAGAGAATAAGGGTTCAAAAGAGTTATAGTATTTGAACTTGGCACTATAGAATTTATATAACATGTACCTGGGTTAACAATTTGTATAACATTGCTGGTTACTGTTATTGGAAATGTAACTGTATATCCAAAATGAGTAACAGACATATTCTGAGTACTCACAGAAGCGCCGCTTAGAGCCGTAAGTACAAGGTTTGATCCATTCGTGGTGTACGTAATACCTGGTATTTGTGTGTATGACCAGTTGTTTCCGTACCCTTGTATTGTATATGAGGTGGAATAATATGAAATATTTGAAAATAAAACAACTGAACCAGGGTTTGACAGTTGTTTTGGAACTGTACTCAAATAATTCTGGGTGTACCCAGTGGCATCAAAAGGAACTGGGAACAAAACACGGAGTTTACCCTTTTCTATTTTAAGAGTATTGTATGATCTTGAGTACATGTGAATAACCCTCTGAAGAGGTGAAGCCGAGAGGTTAAAGTCAAACTGTTGTTTAATAAAACTCATGTTCACTGAACCAGAAGGTTCTAAACTCTCTGGGTCTAAATCAAAACTATACATGTAAAAGTAACGGTCAGGGCATCTTGTGTGTGAGTCAAGACCCTGTAAAGACCTCATGAATAGAGCAGTGCCTAAATCGTATGTTACAAGTTCTGACCCTGATAGAAGTATACGCATAGAGACGAGCTGGTCCGTTCCGTATGTTGTATTTGTCCACACATATGCGTTTGCCCCGTAATCTTGGATAACAAAAAACAACTCTTTGACTGGATTGTCAAATTCTGTAAATATAGAAACCTGTGAAGAGTACCCTGTTGATACATCTACTCGTTGTGTATTCTCATACAAGTAATTCAAAGAATTATTTATAAAATATCGTCTCTCCTTTTCTGGTAAAAATACATATGTTGCGAATAATATAGATAAAAACTGTGGATTTGACCGTGAAGCGGTGGGGCACCCCTCCCAGAAGTTTCTAATATTTAATCTTATTCTTGGGTTTTCTTGAAGTGCGCATATAGGTAACCCTGTCTGTAGTATGCTAAAAGGGAGTTTTATGTAATATGTCAGAAGATTGCTTGTTAGGTTTTTACCCAAGAGGTTGGACAGAGCCCCCTGCTTCCCTTGAGGTATCGTGAGATCATTCATAATTTCAAGAAATTCCCCGTCTATTCTTTCTATAAGTTGATCTCCATACTCGAGTTGGGCCCAGTTGAGTATGTACGTCCCAAAACTGTCACACACAGCTGAAGGCTGACCAGTTGGGTATGACAGTTGAATGTATACATCTTTGAGTATGTCACCTTCCTGGTATATGTCGATGGTTACCTCTTCGCCAAAAAAAACCGGTTTATTGAACTGAAGCGGTATAATCTGTGTGCTGAACTGCGAAAACCTGGAATACCTCTGGATAAAGTAACTTGTGTCAAATTGACCTTGTATAATCTTATCTGACACGCCAAGAGTTGCCTGGAATGTCATACTACATATTCCAAAGAATTAAATAAGACTCCTGCGAGCCCATCCCGTATGACTAGAACATTCAAAGTTCTGGCATAGACTATCAAAGTAATTGTTTGAGTCTGATTTATGGTGAGTAACGTCTCCTTTATTCTTGACATGTTTATGGGTGTTTTAAACTTGTACAAGTATGTATTGTAGAATGGAAATGCAGGTGAAGTTTCAAGCGGTTCTACTATTTGAAGATATGTAGAGTCCCTAGGTAGTGTGAACAATGTTTCACCATTTACAATAAGTTTGAAATTATCAATATTAGAATATGTATTTGACAGGATATACAACTCTTTGACAGGGTCAAGAAATGGGAGTTTAACTGTGTACTCTCCAGGGCTTATAGGCAATGACAATGTTTGCTGTCTTTCGTATACTATATTTTGAGTATTGTTTATTAAATATTTCTTTTCAAAATTGTCTAGATATGCATACTCTGTGAGAATTGTAGGATAAAACGTTGCCGGACTATAAATTTGACTTTTATTTATCTGCAAAATGTCTTGACAGTATATACCAGTTACTGGATTTAGAGTTACAACTGTGAGCAGGGCTGACTGGGACCCACTATATATAAATGTGTTTTGAGAGTATGCCGACAAGTTTACGTTAAGAGAAAGCCCAGTTGCTGTTACAAATTGATTGTCAATATACCAATGCTTCATGACACATGAGTAAGAGGAGACTGATGTGAATGGGAGGGTCGTATCATACTTTAGTATGATGCATGACCCATAGTTCTTTAAAGAACCTGCATAGTAAACGTATCTTCCGTCAAACACCCCTGGTGTAAGCTGGTTCAATGATGACTGATTATAACTAAATATCTGAGGGAAATTCAGATAGAGATCAAAAGATTCCCAAGCCTGCCCATTCTCCGGATTTCCATTTATGATAAATCGAGTTATATAATTTGAGGTTCCGTAATTTGAAAAATATATATAGTACCCATCATTCAATATTGGTGAATATAGTTTACCTGCATAGTTTAAACTTTTACCATACGAGGAAATAGATGTAAAATTTGATATATTAAAAATAAATAATGTAGGTTTATTAGATACGATTGGATAGTAGTTGGCTTGGTCAGTAATTTGAAGATAAATATTTGTACCATCGCTGAAGGCCTGTGTTAAGTTTGGAGTATTTATAAGGTAAGGTAATTGATAGTAATAAGGTAGTGGAGGGTTTAAAGAACGCGATATATCCGTGTAGAACGTGTAAGATGAGCTTGTATTAAAATCTAATGTCGTGTCATAACGTGATATTATAGATGTACCATATGTTGTACTCCAATCAAAACTTCCATTCGGTTGTAAAAATACATTTACATAACAATTTACACCATCAGTTGATTGTGAATTAATGCCTAAAGTATTCAATTTGGCACCGAGTGCACGTGTTATTATAGCTGCAAACTCAAGCCATGGATTCGTTGAAGAATTTACACTTGTAATTCCAAAAAATGTAAAATTAAACCCATATTGAGAAGCCTGACTCGTGTATGTAACATAATTCGAAAGAGTTTGTAAATATTCAGAGTAAACCTGGAAAATATAATAAACATATCTTGTATCATTTATTACATATGTAGTGTTATTAGGACCAATGAGAGGATACTGCCACAGAGGTACAGTTGCAGTTGTTCTGGAATCTATATTATTAAAGTAATCTGATACAAGTATGCGTCGTGCATAAAACCCTGTACTGTCCGAGTAGTACATGTAGTTACCCACTATGACCGATGAATATGGTATTGTGTTCGAATAGAGATTACGGGTATATGCTGTAGGATCCGTGTTATTCTTGTTTAAATCAAAAGTTGTAGTGTATCCATTCGCCTCGTTTATGTACAATTTACTTGAATAAACATATGCATTGGATGGTTGGTAAGGAACATTCAAAACAGAGCCAACACTAGCATTTGTATATGAAGAACTCAGATAAAGTGGTTCAGTTATAGGTGAATTGTAAAAATTATTAATATTATCAAAGTCAATTTGAACTGTAGTACTATGTCTATAAGTACTTGCTACTGGTAAGTTATCAATTCCAAAGTTAAGACTTGATAATGTGGTTATAGCGGTGTATTTATTAGTATTGTCTTTCATTCCGTTGAGTAACTGTAACCCTGTTCTATTCTCATATGAAGTTTCATAGTCTTTGAGAGTCCTTATATAGTCTCCTGATATTCTACTTATTAGTTGATTTCCTAGGTAAAGTCTTGCCTCTTTAATAATCTCAAGTGCATAAGAGTCTTTGTAAGAATATGGTACTATAGTTGATGTAGAATACGGCTGAACCCCTGGAAGCCATCCAAACTGGTCAAGAGTAGTCTGTGAACTTACAGAATATATAGGAATATTTACAGCCTTGACGTTTTTGTAGTATACATTTCCATCAGATTTAAAAGAATATACCAAATTTCCAAACGAGGCAAACGAATATGTAGGACTTGATGGATCAAAAGTGTAACTTGTCAAAAATGTCCCAGTTAAACTGTATTCGTTTATGGATATTTTATTCTGATAGCTAACTCCATAACATACCATTATAGAGACAGGAGTGACAATAAAGTCATATATACTGTCTTTGGCATTAAGTACAAGTGTACTTGTAGCATTTACAGTATTTACAGTATATATATTTGTTCCAGCACTTACGTACAATATATTGTTATAGTATCTCATGTTTGTTATAGCAGAGGAGAACCCAACCGAAAACGAAGGGTTTTGTAATGAAATTAACGTTGTGTAACTATTAACAGTCCCATATGCAGCAAAAAGTTGACCTGATATGTAAGCCATACTTCCATAATAGTAATATTGTACTGTTGTGAAAAGAGTTGTAACAGCGCTAGTATTTATATTTACAGAATAGATTACACCTTTTAGATCAGGGAACAAGCTTACTGAAACATATAGAGTTGAATTGTAATCTGTACATGTATTTACAATCGAAACAGTACTACTCCCTGCGGTTATTGTGTACAGAGTTCCAAGTGAATTAGTAGATATTAAATATTGTTGAACAGTGTTCGGAGTAGCAGATATATAACAATTATTCAAATCCTGTGAAACATATGGGATAGCACTGGTACTAGTGATTTGTACAGCAGTTCCAAATAAAGAAAATTGAGTAATTGTATAACCCGTTTGACTTAGTGCATAGGATGCAATTATACCAGAATTTGCCGGAGGGGTTGTATTGGATAGTAATATGTTAAACCCAAAGAAAGAAGCACTCGTCTCATCCTTGAACCCTATGGCTTTATAACTTGAATTTGTAGTTGAAAAAGTAAATTTGGAATTTGCATAGGTTAATGTAATGTCGTTTACATTGTAAAATACCCATGTAGACGTTGATACTGTACTATAGTAGTAAGTTGTAACAACTGTTGATAAGATGGAGCCATACCCCGATGAAGTTATGTAGTATACGTTTCGTGATTGAGTTGCTATTTGTGAAAAAAAGTAACCTGGAAAAGATGTAGGGTACAACTGTGAAAACACATTTTTTAGGCAAATATCTGTGATGATATCACCCCTTGATGGTATAGTTATGATGGCAGTTGTACCCCCAGAGGGACTTACATAGTTGTCAAAGTTATACTCTACATATTCAGTTACAAATGGCGTTGCTTTCTTGAATACACTGGAAAAATAAGATATACTTGGTTTTCCAGATATATATACGTCTTGCTTACCCGTGACACTCAACTGAAGTGCCATCCTATAATCTGTTTTATATTATTTTTGCTCTTCCTTCTGCGATTTCAAGTACACTGTACCCGTAGTAATAGACACTTATACTGAAATTTTGAGTGATATCAGGTGCATACTCTGGTTTAAATGTCATGACAATCTTACTTGTCTGAGAGTTTAGCTTTGAAAAATCAAGATACCCTCCTTGGTTATACTCCTTCGGAGACTTTCCAAAACAATACATGAAAATACTTTTTGTGGGAATACTTAGACTGTGATCCAATGGTTGTTTGAACTGATAGAACGGACCTGTTGCAAAGGTACCCATAATGTTCCTTGTATTGATGTAAATATCAGAAGACTTGACAACGTCTATATAGTTGAGAACACTCCCGTCGAAAAATGTAAGCGGAGTTGCTGACACTATATACTTTGTGCTATAGCCATAGTTGTATCTCGATGCGTAGTAGGTACTTGTTGTAGTATCTTGGTACAACTTGTTACGAATAAACCAGGCCATCATGACGACTGGGAAATTTGCGGTGAAATATTGTGTAGGGAGACCGTTCGTATAGTCTGTTACTGAATCATTTTTTGAAATATTAATAATTATTCTTTGTTTTTTTGACATGTAATACAGCCTTTCCACCTCCTTTAGTTTAATTTCCTCTGTTATTAGACGTGGGTTCTGAAACTCTATGGGGGTACTATAGTTTGTGAACCACGTCTGTGGCCGAAAAAAGAATTTAAAAGAAATTTTCTGATTAATCACTGCACACAATGGGAGGGGTGGTCTTTCAAGTCTTTGACGTGCATTAATCCCGTGACTATGCCTGCGACAGAAAAACAGCTCCAGAGGGATCATAAGCTCAAAGGCTGTATTGGCCGTCACAGGGGACCCAGGGGTCTGCCCATTGTTTATGCACTTGTACATGGCGAGTTTTTCGTCTGCATCAAGGAGTATCTGGTCATGGACAATGTACCAGTCATCTGTAATTTTCTCCACAATTTGTTCACCTATACGAAACTCTATGTGCTCTATGACGGCCCGCCCCGTGTACTCTGTGTAGTAGTAGCCAGGGGGCAAAGCGGGCATTGTCAGTGCCAAGTATACATTCGTCATCAGGTCCCCAAGCTCCTTGGGGTTCAGTATAACCTCGACCGTCTGGCCGATAAAGACAGTCCCGGGGAGTTTAGTAACTCTATAAAATTTATTAAAATGTGTAGACTGTAGTTTTTTAGGTCTGAAATCACTTTCTTTTTTCATTATGTATTCATCAACTGCACTAGTTGTGTTGAGTGCAATCACTGCAGCCGTCTGTGCCATACTATTTTATATTAAAATTATAATGGCACAGACCGCCGCAGTCATAGGTCTGAGTGCCACTGGCCCCCAAGACCAGTACTTGTTTGATGAAACCGCGGACCCGTGGCGGCCAAACATTCGTCAGCACTCACGCTTTACCAAGTTTCACAGGACCACCTACCCCCAAGTCAACCAATTTGTAGGGAAAACGGTGGAGTTTGTGCTCATGCCCAAGGAGTACGGTGACATTATACACAACATGTACTTGGCAGTGACCCTCCCTCAACTCCCCCAAGTCACTGGTCAGACTTACACCTGGTGCCCCCAGATTGGCAGAGCCATCATAGAGCACATAGAGTTTCGGATAGGTCCAAACATTGTGGAAAACATAGATGACAACTGGTACATTCTGCGAGACCAACTCTTCCTTGATGCAGATGAGAAACTCGCCATGTACCAGGCAATCAACGGCGGCTACAATGAAACCCAGTCGTGCCCCACAACACAGTCTGTAAACCTCATGATACCCCTCGAGCTATTCTTCTGCAGAAGACACAGCTTTGTTGACAGAAACAGAGAGCTCATAGAACGACCACCTCTCCCAATGTGTGCACTCAAGGAGAATGTTTCTATAAAATTCTTTTTTAGACAACAGAGCTGGTTCACAAACTACCCAAACCCCATAGAATTTTCAGGGGTACGTCTCGTGACGGAGGAGGCTATTCTCACCACCGAGGAACGCCTGTACTACCAAAATAAGCCACAAAGTATAATTATAAACAGGTCGTGGAGCAACCCCGCCATCTCCTTCACAAATGGACTCGCAACCCAGTATTTTACCGTCGATTTCCCAGTCACCATGATGGGTTGGTTTATCAGAAACAATGGATACATGTCACCAACCTCAAATAACACCTTGCGATACAACTTTGGGTATTACTCACCATACGCAACAGCCACAGGGCCTCTCACCTATTCGAATGGGGTCACTGTAAACTACATAGACACTGTGGACAATAGTCAGATATTTTTGAACGGAAGGGACATCATGGGGTCATTTGGCTCGGGGACATACTACCAATACAAACAGCCCATGGACCACGATCTAACAACCCCTTTGAACAATATTTATATATATTGTTTTGGGAATTCTCCAAAACAATACAACCAGGGTGGGTACCTAAACTTTGAAAAGATTGACTCAAGTACAAGTAAAATTAATATACAATTTAAGGCGGCCTACGTGTCTGCCATACAGTCTCAGTACACACTGTACATATACTACTATGGATACCAGGTTCTCAAAATAGCAAATGGGTTCACGTCACTTGTTTACAAGTAAAATGGATTATTATAGTAGATGTCCATCCAGTTGGCTACAACTGGTGAACAGGATGTGTACATCACCGGAAAGCCAAGTGTGACGTATTTTTCCTCAGTGTATCTACGTCACACTCCCTTCCTTAAACAGACATATGAGCTTCCTTTTGATAACCAGAGGGTTGTCACTGGGTATTCTTACACATGCACATTTCCAATATATGGAGATTTTATCACTGATATCACCTTAAAGACCGTTCTTCCAGCTTTGAATACTCCGACATCACTTGCAACCTTCTATTGGCCCTACCCAGGAACAAGTAATTCTTACATGTTTGCAGATTATGGAAATTTAAATACCTATACGAATGGCTATGGCGGGGCACTCTTTCAAGCGACTCAGACATTTACTTCAGTGTCTTTGGGAACGCTCACAAACGGAAACTGGTGGTACGACTCGACTGGTGCGGGTGGAACTGGTGTACTCTATTCAAACTTGTTCCAAGTTACATTTAATACAACAACTTTGCAATTCACAATTACGTGTCCCGCAACAGCGGCAGGACTGACTTCAGGGTACTTTGTACAATGGGTTAATCCAGGGGGAGGATCACCATCCCCTGTCCCCGGCCCACCCCCACAGTCAATTACATTTCCAGATTTAGCAAGTGCACAATTTTTTGGGTTTTCTGCTGCAAATACTGCATACCCTCTCGTAAAAGGAAGTGTCACTGGGAACCAGATATCAACGACGGGGTGGATCTATGGAAATGGAATCTTGACAAACACAAATTATTACGATGGTATAGGTACGCGTATCATCACTGAAGCTCGCCTCTTGGTTGGTCAACAAGTCATAAGTACACTTGAAGGAGCCTTCATAGATCTCATGAATGACATTGATGTTCCTTATGAAAATCAAGTGGCTCTTATACAACTTGTAGGAAAGAATGACTCGACAACAGTTGTGCTCCCAAGATATCTATATACAAAACTCAACTTTGGGTTTAAAAATATTCCAATATGCTGTCTTGAAAGACATGACGTGTCTATTGAAATTGATTTCAATCTCACACTTTCATCACAATTTAATAAAAGTAATGTTATTCAGTCTTCTATTCTTGTAGAGTACACAACTGTCGGAAACAGAGAACTGAAATGGCTCACAAAAAACAAACAGGTCTATGTCTACGAGAGTATGCTCTACAGACAAATAAGTGTAAATGCAGGAGATAACTATGTGGCTCTCAATAAGTTTTTCAAATTCCCCACAAAGGAGCTCTACATTACACTCCAGACACCCGCAAATGCAACCACATACTTGTACTCAAACAGCATCTCAGCAGTTGATATACTTTTCAAAGGACAAGAACTTATCAATTATTCAAGCACACTCTTCAATACCATTGAATTGTTCGAGTCCAAAGTGACCATGCCTACGCGAGCAATGTACATGTACAAATTCAACGAGCCCATAAACTTTTCAAGAATTGATGATATCCAGTTAAAGTTCACTTCATCCACTGGGTCTCTCAATGGTGTAATCTATACAAAGACTCTTAATGTTTTCATAGCTGAGAATGGGTTGGGCAGTCTTGTTTTTATTTGAGTGGTAACTAGTAGATGACCACCATCAGGCAATTGGTCAATAGTCTTGGGACATCTGACAATATCATAGCAGGAAACCCCAAGATGACCTACATGCGTGAAGAATATACCCGAACCACTCAGAGAACAAACCAGATTGTGACCCTACAATTTAATAAAAATATTTATTTCGGAACAGAGGTGACTATTGATTTGTATCAAGAGGGTGACATTATTGATGCTGCATGGCTTCAGCTCACGTTCCCAACAGTCTCACAGACTTCAACAGCAGTGTCATATCTTGCCGGGCCTATTACACAGTATACTCAGGTATTGCTTGCAGGGTCTGGGTCTCAAACAACAGCGAGTATTGCTTGGTCACCATCTCTAGGGCTCTTTGCAAGTGTCACAAATGATAGTTTAAATACGAATAGTCAGCTCTATTCATCGACAGGAACTTCGTGGACACTCCCAGGTACTCAAGTCTCAGGTCCCTGGTCAACCGTTGTATGGTCTGCAAGTCCAGCGCTGTTTTGTGCCATTGGATCTGGGAACTACGCACTCACTTCAACCAACGGAACTTCATGGTCACTTGGAAATTCTGGACAAATTATCCAGTACAACACAGCTTTGGCCACAACTGGTGCAGGGCAGTTTGTATCTGTTGGGTATGCACCCACCTCAACACAGCTGTTTTCAGTCGTAACATCCATTGCCGCATCCGTCACGACACCTTGGACGAGCGTGACATTTACATTTACAGCAAATCCGCAGATTTACGGTGTTATAAACGGAATGACTGTAACCACTTCCGGAACGGTGTTTACTGGGAAGACTCTGTTGGTGACTGGGACCACGACAACAAGCATCACGTGCAGCATATCCCCCGCCTTTACCACCAATCAGACTGTACCCTTGGGAACAACCGTGACGGTCAAAACAACAACAGGTACACTGACTGCGTATAACAGCACGAATGGCACTGTGTGGTCTCAGGCGACTCAGTTTGGAGCAAGCACACCCGCCATAGCCGTTACGAGTATCGCGTGGTCCCCAACACTCGGCATCTTCGTCTCTGTAGGCACCAACAGCCAGGCATATGATACATCTGGTGCTGGGAATGCGTGGACTGCCGTGAGCTCCCCAGTCACAGGAACATGGACATCTGTGTGCTGGGCCTCAGATATCAACACATTTGTAGCCGTCGGTACAAACCAGATGATGTACTCAACATCTGGGACAACTTGGACTCTTTCAAGTATTCCAGCAACTGGAACGTGGCTGTCCGTCACTCGTGGGAATGGAGTCTTTATAGCCACAGGGTCTTCTGGGCTTGCCGCAATATCCACAGATGGAAGCATATGGTCAGTCATCAATGTACCTGTGAGTTCACCATTTGGAGCATCAAGTCTTACTGCCTCGTACTATGGTATTTCGTATTCCCCTTCACTGAACCTATTTACAATTGGGGGTAACTATGTATATTCATACATTTCAGCAGTAACAAATACATCAACATATACTGCGAACACAGTCGTGGATAGTTTCGGCACATATTCCCTGAACTGGGTCCAACTTGAATATGGTAATCAGATTATTGAGCGTCTTCACGGAGAATACATTGAAATGTTCAATGATGTCACAGTTCCACAAGGGAAACAAGGGGCTCTATCAAATCTCGTTGGGAAAAACCTCACAAGTAACCTTGCCGTTTACTATGTAAAACTTCCTTTTAGCTCCTTCAAGTATGGGCTTCCTGTGTGTGCACTCAAAGAAAACCCACGTATTCGTTTCAACATAAGAAACTTTTATGATTGTGCCCCGGGTCTAACATCCAATATAAACCCTCTTTTTAACGCAACACTTGCAGTTGATTACATATTCCTCCCTGAAGAAGAAAGAAATTATTTTATAAATAATTCTTTGGAATATTTGGTTGGTCAGAATCAGTTTGTTTCGACACAAATATCCCTAACTCTTCCATACTACTCCACCATTCCATTTTCACTCCCTCTGACATCTCTTGGAACTTCAAGCACTGCTACTTTCAGTCTTCCCCTGTTTAGCTACCAAGCACCAACTCTTACTTTTGTGTACACACTGAATGCCCCTACTTTTGTATCCATGTCAGGCATAAGTTTCACACTGAATGGCGTGACCATAACACCTGTGAGCTCAAATAAGGGAACAACCGTCTACACAGCAACATTCAACCTCACAAACCCCGTCATGTACTCGTCGAATAACGTCGTGACATATGCGACGACAGGGACTGTGTCTATAACATCTGGGACTCTTGCCATTAGCGGTACATACATAGGGGGCGGCTCTATCCCATACTCGATATATACCGAATTTAGAAATCCCTGCAAAGAACTTTTTTTCGTCTTTCAAAAATCAACTGCACAGCCTTATGACTTTACCCTCGACGGAACGAATGACATCTTGTCATCTATGAGAATAGTTCTGAACGGCTCTGAATATCTAAAGGCGGAAACAGGGACACCTCAATTACTTCATACAATAAAAGGCCTTGACAGACACGTGCGCATCCCTGATAGAAAGTTTTACATGTACACATTCTGTATAGACCCTGAAAACAATCAGCCTTCAGGGGATATCAACATGAGTATGATAACTCGTCAACAATTTGATTTTTCACTGAATATGACGGGGTGTCCAGTAAACATGAGAATGTACATGAGATCATACAATATTATGAAAATTCATGATGGAAGTCTGGCCATGCTCTTTTATGGACCAACGGATGACAATATATTTATTCCTGTAAATATTCAGACAATTCCCAAACCTATAGTCACCTTGTCCGGAACATACACACAAGGCACAAGTGGTATCTATACCTATGTCATCTTCACCGGGAATGGAACATTTACAATAAATTATAGTCTTGTTGCTGATATACTCGTTGTTGGTGGTGGCGGGGGTTCAGGGGGAGACTATAATAATGAAAATAATGGAGGATACATTGGATATGCGGGTGGTGGTGGTGCAGTCGTGTACAAATCGTCCGTTTCTCTTGTCCCACAGACGTACCAGGTACTTGTAGGAGCAGGAGGTGCGGCTGGAACCGAAGGCTACGGTGAATATTTTGGCCAAAATATACTAACAAGTCCTACTCAAGGTTCAAATGGTGGACGTTCAAGTTTTGGGTCTGTAGCTGCAGCAAATGGAGGTGGGGGTGGGGGTACATACCCCGTCAAATGTACTGTCGTCTCTGGAGGTTCTGCAGCATCAATAGTAGTACCTCTCAGTCTTTATATAGGAGCTACAGGGTCTTCGGGGGGATCTGGCTATGTGTCGGGCTCGGGCACCGCTGGTCAAGGCTACGCAGGCAGTTCAGGGGGTGGTGGAGGGGCAGGAACCAGTGGCACAAGTACGACAGGAGGAAACGGCACTGTAAATTCAATTCTCGGATGTCCTGTATTCTATGGAGGCGGTGGTGGGAATGGAGCAGACGGGGGTCCTGGCTTTAACTTTCCGTACAACGGAAATCAAGGAGGTGCAGGAGGGGGTGGTATAGGCGGATATTTCTCATACTCTGCACCTGTATCTACAACGGGAACGGGAGGTACAAATGGACTTGGAGGAGGAGCTGGATCAATGATTCTCGTCAACGGGAGTACAGGGGTTCCACTTTCAGGAGGATCAGGTGTCGTTATAATTCGTTACAAAACTTAAATTTTAAATATATGGAGGATATCTTTCTCCCTGTGTTCGAGTCTACTATTGTGCTTGCAAGTCACTATGCCAAGGCGTCAGGGCGGACCACGGTGACTGAGACTGACATGCAGTACGGCATGATGTATGCAGCACGGCACGTGGTGGGCAAGCAGTTGGGATCTCTGTTTCCAGAGATTTATGATGAGGAGGATTCTGACGAGGAGGATATGGATATTGTGGCGGATGATGAGGAGCCCTTCACTCGCTACGAGGGCACAGACCCAGACTCTATTGCATACAAGATGAATGCGTGCTATGACACGTGGGACGAGTGGGACCCAGAGACTCCAGCCGAGATGGCGCTGAAAAATGCAATTGAAAAACAGAGAAACCAGTAGGGGAATGGAGAGCAACGTGATTCCATATAGTACACAGCACTTTACAAAGTTCACAGTGTATACAGATGGTGACGATGAAGATGAAGAGGAACTTCCCCCTAAAGTACGGTACGCGCCCATACCCCAGGACGATGATGACTCCGACTATGATCCAGAATAAATTATTTTTATAAATTATAATGGCATCCACCCTTTCAAGCATTGCTCTGACCCTCGAGTCCCAGTCCCTGAACAGCATCGTCGCTGGTTTCTCCTTCGCCAGCGCAATTGCCTGGATGGACTTTGTTCGCTTCGTCATCTCCAAGATGGTCCAGGTGTCCAAGGATGGGGCCAGCTACTATGCTCTGGCTGCCCTGTTCACCACCCTGATTGCCATCATCGTCTACATGATTGTGAAGACTGTCGCCTTCAACGTGCAGATCCGGGAGCCCCAGTCGCCCATCTACGCAGTCACGGCTCACTAGAGAGTCCGAGGAAGCTGTGGAGGAGCCACAGGAGCGGCTGCTTTGAGTTCAGCCGCCTTTCTGTACCAGTGAATACCCCATAAAATTGAGACAAAAAGTAAAATGTACATGAGCCATCGGCCCAAGGTGGGCTTTTTCTTTGGCTCTGGCTTTGGAGGGAGCGCCGTCATGGCGTCTATGATTCTCTTGATTTCCACCTCTGGCACAGCCGGCGGGGGTGGAAGCTCAGGCCTGTCATCCGACACGTAGAAACGCAGCACAAAGGCGTTATTCTCAAAACCCTCAAAGTTCAACAGAGTTCCCGTCTTGTCATACCACTGCACAGTCAGCCGGTCTATGCTGTTGATGGGCTCTGGGTAAAACACACTCACCCTGTAGTCATTCGACTCTTTAAAGTTCTTTATGCACCCAGAGGCTACATCCATCTGTATCATGGCGAATGACCGCCGTGCACTCGCCCCTGTATACGTGCCTGTGCGTGCATCCATGGGCTTGGCATCAAGCATAGAAGGTGTTCGAAGCTCTTGGACATCCAGAAAAACAAATTCATTTAAAATAAAATTTACAGTGTTTGGTGACAGTGTTATGTAGTATGTGGCAAATGTGGTGTCATTTTTGTATACTGGGGAGGTGCTTGCGGGTTGAGCCGTGTACACCTGTCCAGTATTGAACCCTATGAGCTTTGAAATCTCAGAGGTGTTGAAGGTGATTGTGAATGGGCTTGCAGAGTAGATGATATAGCGCGCCTCATCTGGGAGGTACTGGTAGGCGACGGCAGTATTGGAGCTTGATGTGAGCGCATCTTGGAGGCCATAGGCTGAGTAAAACCCAGAGAGGATGGAGACGTTGCTCACGTTGCTCACACCCGACACAGTAGCCACATTAGACCCGTTTGTAATGTTGTAGAGCGAGTTTGGGACTTTGGCGGCGACAAGATCTATGCGGCTCACAGATCGAACTACATCTGTGAGGTACAACACATAGTTGCTTCCTGACGGATACAGGGAGGTATCACGGGCTGTTGAATCTACATAGACCAGCCGTTCCATACAATTTTTATTAAATTTATTTTAGGCCTGTGCCTCGGACCAGAAGAGGTTGCATTGCACAGTGGCGCCAGAGCTTGGTGAGATGTTTGTAAGGTATATGCAGAGGGTGTCGGGGCCATCGGGGAAGTTTTGGTTCCCGCCCAAAATGGCGTTATTCATCTCCTTGAGCGAAGAGAGATCCAAGTTGTTCTGGTTATTTGCCTGGACGATGGTTTGGAAGATGCGCTCACCGGGTTGGGGTATTCCTGTAGCACCCACATAGATTTGCGCAAAGCTTGGCTGGGACCCTGTACCGAACGAGTTGACTTGTTGCCAGTTTGCTGTGTTTACAACGAGACCCACTGGGTTGAGGATACCAGCAGTCTGCACGTTAGTTGGTGACGTCACCTCGAGCTTCTGCAGAAGGAACTGTGCGCGGTTCAGGAGCTCCTTGACACCAATGTCTCCGCAGAGACCACCGCTCACGGATGGTGACAGACGAATGAGAAAGGCGATGGCGGATGGGTTGAGTGCAGCTACCGTCACTGTCCCTGAAGCACTCAGAGCTGCCGTCCCTGTTCTGCTCTGGTTAGAGACAGTTTGACCAGAATATGTAAATGTCTGTTGAGGTTGAGCTGTTGTGTAAATTGTTGATCCGTATACAGTCAGAGCTGTTGGGTTATTTGCCGCGCCGGAAACTGCAACTATAGTGAATGGCGACCCGTATGGAGCGGTTGTGCCCGAAATAGTCACAGTGTCTCCTACATAAAAGTTACCTGCGCTTGTTGACGCAACAGTCACAGTAAAGTTGTAATTGGTGGATGTCAAGTTGACTGCAGTGTTTGAGTAGTTGAAGTAGTAGCCGCGGTCAAAGTCAAAGCCGCCGTCGATGAGGAATGAAGAGCCCCAGTGGGTCAGGGTGGGTGTCGCTGTGCAGCTCACGAGCGACACGGTGGTGCCTGCGCTGTGGCAAGAAGCTGGGCCGCAAGAGAAGGTGCGTGCCGTGTCATTCATCACATAGGTGAGTGGTGCCGACCGCGTCAGTCCAGTAAAGGTGTTTCCAGAAAAGCTCGTGTACCCAATGAGCTCGTTATCAATCTGGAGGACAGCGTTCGATGATGGGAAAAACTGAAGATTATCCACAATCTGTAGGGAGGAAGAATTTATAAAAATATTATTTGCAAGAGCACTGATGGCTCCGCGGCTCTCGACAGAGAGCTCATAGCGAACAGGCTGGTTTCCAGAGCGCATGTAGGCTTCATCATTCACGTTGTTATTTCGGATGCGATGTGCGATGATGTAGTTACCGTCAGGGCCGCGGATCATAAAGTCGATAAAACCAGCACCATACCACGTATACTGGAGGCCAATCATTTGCTGCTTGTTCAGGTCCACAATGTACCCACTTGGACCCGTGCCATCCATACGGTCGCGGTTAAACTGTGTCTGTGGAATGCGAAGCTCCTTAATCTTGCACATCTTGACGCCAGTCGCGATGGAAACTGTTCCTCTGTATGGGGGATTCATAGTCAGTATGCCCTGGCCTTGGATGCTTGTGACCTGGTGCGTCATGCCGCGAATAGTGAAGCGGTCATTCACACGCAGCTGGTCTTGGAAGCGGGTCGTTGGTAGAATCCATGCATTGGTTGCTTGGAGAGCCGCGGAAGGAATGGTGAACCCTGTGACTGTTGGCAGGAAACCCACCGTAATCTGGTTGTAGTCAGGTATTCCAATGACCCACAGAATAATATTTGTCGTTCCAGAAACGTATTGGAAATACATATTATTTAGAACTGAATGTGCCCCAGAAGTTGTAATTACATTTGAAGAGTCTCCTGGTTGAGTAGTGAAATTGCTTGCACTTGGTATGGTTCCGAACGTCCCTGACTGGGTACCCACAACCACCTGTTGGTTGGGTTGCACCGTGATGAGACCAGCCATCTGGTACGTGGACTGTCTGCGAACCACAGAGAGGGTCTGGCCGTCGTACTCCCAGAACATGCCGTTTGCATCCTCGAAAACACCCGCGCGAACGCTGGCTCCGTGCCACCGAGTCACTATGAGCCGAGGCTGGTCTCCAAGGGTGATTGGAATCTGTCCAAGAGTCCCTGTGGTTGCCACGTTGACTGTACGGGAGTTGATGACGGAGCTGATGGTGTAGGACCCAGCAATGTTTCCAGTGGTGATGTTGCGCACATTGGAAAATGCACCACCCTGTGGAAGACCGTGGAGTGTATCAGTGACGATGGTGAGGTTCGAACCAACTGGAAGCACAGTCACTGCCGTGCCACCAGGTATACCGCTGTTCGCCACAGGCCACGTGCCAGTGTACTGTACAGTTGCCGTCGTGCCGCTGATGCTCAGTATGGTGGATGTTCCAAGAGACAGACCAAGCACGCTAGCAATCACTTGGCCAGCAGCAAACCCTGTCGCTGACGTGAGCGCCAAGTTGTAGTTGTTGTACGCAGTCGCTGCAAATGTCACGTTTTGGCCACCGATATTCACCGCGGTACCTGCGGGGATGCCACCGTTCGGGAAATTTTGAGAAACTGAACCACTCGATATTGTTATATTTATGTTTTGAACGCCGTATACCAAGTTTCCAGCAAGTGTAAGTGTCCCAAGACCAGAGTAGGCTGGAATAGTAAAGGTTGTCCCTGAAGGAATGACGGTGCCTGGTACAGGCACATTCACGGAAGCTGTAAACGTTGTATTTGGATATGTTGTCGTTGAAGCTGTTGTTGTCGTGACCCCTGAAACATTCATGGAGGCAATGTCGATATTTGGGCAGAACAGTGTGCCTGAGCTGAACAGGATGCCCTTTCCAGACTGGTACCGGAAACACTTTTTGGATTGGCGGATGACGGTGGAGCCGTAGGTTGGTGACAGGGATGACAGGAGGACACCACCATCATAGGGGCGGTGGACAGTGCTTGCATATGGCGTAATAAACAAGTTTGATGAGGATATTCCCGAGTATCCAGAAAGACTCTGGTTGGTTGCCACAGAGACGTTGAATGTGTTCGAGTCGAGCACCTGGGACACAAGGAAGGTTCCAGAAAAGTTGGGAGCAGCGTAGGATGTAATGTTGTTGGCAGTGATGGGTGACCCAAAGGATATACCGTGAGCGTTTGATGTCACCACAGTCACATTTGCAAGTCCAGCTGTTGGTGGTGTTGTATCAGGTGTCACAGTAAGCACAGGAACCTTGATCTGGTAGTTGTTAAAGATACCGCCACGACGCACAGTTGACAGGTTTGTCTGGATATTGGAGTAGTTTGAGCCGTTTGTATTGGTGATGAGACCCTTGGCAATGTAGTTGGCTGTGCCGTACAGATTTGGGAAATTGGAACCCAGAGGGTTTCCTTGGTTAGGGGATACGTTACTTGTGCAAATGTAGTACCCCTCGGCGCGGTCCGCCGTCAGCGTGTTACTGTAAAGACTAAAAACAGAGAGGACATTTCCTGCTTGGATGTTGATAGATGGATATGAAGAATAAAAGATGACCACATTGGAGTACAAGAGACTTGTAGTTGAACTCTGTGTGACGGTCGTGTCAGCCACTATGTTTGCAATGGGCATGTCACTTCCAGGAATTTCATAAAATGATGGAATTTTTCTCATGTCAAAAAAGGATTGCCACTTGGTGGCTTGTAGACCATACTCGAAATCTGCGTCAATAAGGGCTTGACCAAGAGAGACACGCTGGCGCTCGATAGCATCCGTCCCAAAGTCATATGGCCGAACAATAGTCGGTGCTGGGTTATTTGAACTCCCATACACACCATTGATGCTCAGACTCATTAATTTATATAAATATTTTAGTTTTCACTCTTGAGTTCTAAAGTAAATGACCAATCAAGACCGTTATTATTGATGATATTTCCCCACCGGTCAAGGACTGTAATGTTGAGACGATCCACGCGGGCTGCATTGTCCGTCACCATCACCACTTGCTCATGTTGTGTATTCTCCAGCCAGTGCATAATGCTTCCATTGGCAACTGTAATTGGAATCTTGTATGTAACCTGAGTAGGCTCTAGTGAGTTTTGGCCCAGGTTCTCAATCCACACGTTGACATAGGTATCAAAGTTGACTATATACGAGTTGACTGCGTTGATGGTGATGCCCGACTGTCCATTGGTAAAGCCCATGAGTGTCCCGAGACTTGGGTAGGGCCCAGAGCTCGTCGTGGTGATGGTGGCGGTGCCGCTATTCGACACAAACTGAATAATGTTGGTTGCGGAATTCACACTAAATGTCCCCACAGCGTTTGTAATTGTGTTATTTAAAACATTAATAAAATTTGTTCCTGTATAGTTTCCTGGTGACACTGTGTAAGTCACACCGCTAATCACCAAGGTGTTGTAGGGTGCACGAATATTGTAAAAACCAATTGGCATTTGCATATTCTTGAGAGCAATTGACTTGACGGCCCGATGTCTGTTTCCAAGGAGGACTTGACACTGAAAGGGGTTGCCGCCCGTCTTGGTCACAAAGTTTTGGGGGTTTCCTTGGCCACCACCAGTGGTTTGCATAGAAGACGTGTCGACATTCACCTGATATGTCTTCAGCATTACTATACATTTAGATTTTCTTCTGGTGTCGTCTCACCCGAACTGCTCGTGTACTTGCTTCGGGCAAGAACAATCAAGCGCTGCGCGACACTTCGGACACCCTGTATGCTGGAAAATGGACTTGGTGGCTCCTCCATAAGATTCGCAGGAGGCTTCATAGTCAAAAACTCAGACAACTTTTTCTCAATTGGGTTTGCAGCCTCAAGCACCTGGTTATAGTCTGTGAAGCAGTCCGTCACAAAGGTGGGACCCTCCGTCGTCCGTACATGCCTGTCCAGTGCAAGTTCCTTTGAAATCTTCAAAGAGATGCGCTTAAAGCCCATGGAGGCACGAGTCGCCTTGGTCATCTTTTCATTCACTTTGAGGAAGAGCTGTATGGACCCAATAGCCCCTGTACTCGCCGAGAGGACTGCGTTCAACACGCTCACATACTCTTGCCGAAGGAACGAGTTGAGCGCCACAGCGCACAGGGAGTTGATGGCTGAGATGACAAGGATAGGTATGTTAAACTTGTTTGAGAGCCTGTCAAAGTACATGTGCTCCTTCATGTTGTGCTTGTAGAGTTCCTCGCACTGGTGCTGCAACTTTTTCAGGTACGCCTCTTCTGCGTCATGCCAGCGCGGCGGCTCGTCACCCATACTCTTCCTTTATAATTTTTATAGAGCCACTCACGGGTATAGGAAAGCTTTCACGTGGGAAACACACATAATGTTTTCCGTCACTCGTATATGCTTCATAGACGTAATACAACTCTTCACCTACAAAGTACTCGTCATTAGACTGAACAACTGGCCAATGTACCTCCATCCCTCCAAAAGAAAATTTAAATAATTTTTTTTTATTTTCTATGTAGACACTCTTTGGCCATATGTCAAGGGGTGAAAGCGGGAGTTTACGCGGTGGTACGCCCAATATGAGCTTTGTATCAATGTCCAAATAGGGATGTACCATGTGTAAAAGGCACTCATTCATGTGTACATATCTGTTTTCGTTTTTAACAGTTGGTAGTTGGGCGGCAGCCTTTGGTTTTCACCCAGAGGTATATACTCTAGCTTTGTCTTGTCACATATACTCTCACAGTTTCTTACAGCCCTGAGCACATCCTCGGGGACATCCGCCGCATCTGCAAACTCTGCATGAGCAAAATTTTTTAGTTTATTTATTATGAATTGTGGATCTCCAAAGTAACTGAGGTGCCACCCGGCATTGGGGATGATTTTCTTGTCTGGAAAGTGTCGAGCTTGGGTCAAGCTCTCAATCTGTTGGAGAGCAAAAAAGTGGAGAGCCGTAGGCTGGATCCAGTCTATAGTCAACTTGTGCTCGAGAGTGTAGTAGTACATGTCCATCTTGAGAGCCATGATGGGGTACACAAGGAGAGTATCCAGAGTCTTCACAATCTCTGGGTCGGGTATCTCATCCACATCACAGCTTATGATAATGTCAGTAGGAGCCAGACCCATATTCATGACGACTTTGATACCCGCATAGTCTCTCTGGTGCCTCTCATTGTACCATGGGTTTGAAGGATTCACCATCATCTCATCATCAACAACATGGATAATCTTGTCAGAAAATTTTATAAATTTATTTTTATTTTTTTCATAAAAGAGTTCTTTGGGTGTGCCCCTATAAGTGAGTGTCGACTCGACAAGGACAAACTTATCCACTACAGGATACAAAGTCTCCAATCTATACTCGAGCATCTCCAGCTCGTTATAGAATGGGAATACATCCACAATCATACAAATTTATAGTATATTTTTTTTAAGTAAAAGTTCGCAGTTGGGTGGCAGTCTCTGGTTTTCACTGAGAGGGACATGGGTCAACTTGGACCCATCAATAATACTTACAGAATTTTTAAGAATTCTTTCAACATCCTCCACTGTGTTAGCCTTGTCGGCAAACTCTGCATGACAAAAGTTTTTTAATTTATTTAAAATAAATTCATAGTTTCCAAAGTAACTGAGGTGCCATCCGGCATTGGGTATACCCTTTCGGGGAAAGTGGTGGCGCAAAACTGTGAGGCACGTCATGGGACCAAGGAGACAAAAGCGTAGTGCGTTACTCTGAGTCCATTTCCAGTCAAACTTGGACTCGAGGTTATAGTAGTGAAACTCCATCTCAAGTGACATGAGGGGGTCGACGAGCAGTGTATCCAGGGTTTTTACAACCTCTGGGTCAGGTATCTCGTCTAGATCACAGTTTATGATAATGTCATCGGGCTTTAGACCCAGTGTCATGAGCACACCTCGAGCATAGTCTCTTTGGTGTTGCTCATTGTGCCATGGGTTTCTCACATCAGCCACCAACTCATTGTCAATCACATGAATAATTTTATCAGAAAATTTTATAAATTTATTTTTATTTTTTTCATAAAACAGTTCTTTAGGATTGCCTCGATGGGTGAGTGTCGCCTCTACAAGCACAAACTTGTCAACAACTGGGTACAGTGTCTCCAGACGGTACTCGAGCATCTCCAGCTCATTATAGAATGGGAATACATCTACAATCATCCCTCCCTACTTTTTCACATAAAACGTTTCACAAGATAGACCGCGCTGACTGCACCTGCAATCTGGGCCACAATGTACCCAGGCAGTGCACTGGCTGGAAGGGACCCAGAAAAGACCTGGGAGATGCTCACAGCTGGGTTGATGTGACCACCAGAGTAATCGCCTGAAACCAAAATGGCCAACAGGAAACCAAGAGCAATGATAAAGGGACTCTTGAAGCGCGTGATAAAGGCCAAGAGGATAAAGGTGCCAACAAACTCTGAGAGGTACTGGGAGATTGCCATTAATATAATTTTATAAAATAATATTATGAAACTTCTGGGTGTGTCTCTTATTTTCCTTATTGTTCTATTGGTGTGGGCCCAGATGCGCAAGTGTCGCCACTGTCGGCAATATATGGGGCGCTGTGGGTGTGCCCAGCCATGCAAGCTTTGCACATGCACGAATATGAATTAAACTTTTTCTCTTCATCAATGAGCTGAAGTATTGTTTGACGCGTCTTCTGAGGGACTAATATTTGTTCCAGGTCCCTCTCGAGCTTCTGGAGGGGCTGGCGCTGTGACTCGTAGACTGCAATCTTTTCAGCAAGCACCTTTTCAAGTGCTGAAATCTCAGTCTTGAGAGTATCCAGACTCTCCTTGTACTCTTTGAGAAATGCCTCAATTTTCTCCTCTGTTACTTTTTTTTTGGTTTGATCCACTATACAGATGGCCGAGTCCAGTGCCTTGAGTTTCTCCTCAAGCCACACCTCGTGAATCTCCCTCTTTTCCTTGGCCGAGACACCATTCCTCCACTCCTTTTTCGAGGCGTGAAAGGCTTCGTAACACTCTTCACGAGCAATGTCCTCACCTTGCTCGCTAAGAGCCATGTCAATCATCTCTTGGTACGACTCGACACCATCTGCGATAAACTCGTAGCTCGAGGGCGGAACCCCCTTGTAATCCGCCGGTCCAGTGTAAAAGTCTACATCGTCACAGTAGACATACCCGTAATCATCCTGGCCTATGCCCATACATGAATATTAGCTAAAAGCTTTAGATATGTTCCCCCCAGTGTGACCCTGTACCCTCACATGTAAGAAAAATGGTCAACACCTTTGTTGTCTCCCCCGATGTTGTGGAGTGCGCCAAGGCTCTTGACTATCGGCGGCTCGGCAAGCAGCGCGTGGAGGCGTACCAGATTTGGCGGACGCTGACGGGGATGACACAGGGGTGGAAAAACCACCCAGCAGTCAAGATGTGGGCGGGCTACGAGGACTACTTGGCCGTGTACTGCAACACCATGATTGAGGAGTGGAAGGCGCGCGGCTACAAGAATACCATGGTGCACCTGCCACACTGCGAAAACCCTGAAAAGCCCTGGTGGTGGGGGTCCGAGTCTGTCATCAAGTCCCACCAAGCATCCCTGAACCGGAAAAAGCCAGACTTTTACCACTTTGACGTCTCTCAAGAGGAGTTTCCAAACTATGTGTGGCCCTCTTCTAGAGGCCCGCAGGAGTCACTTCGCGACGCGACTTAAGACCATGACACTAGTGTAATGTAAATGACATCAATTGCTCTCACCCCTGATGGTGACCTCGTGTCCATCCCAGATACGTACAATGGTAGGCCCATCTTTCGCAAGGAGAATCCCAGTGGTGTCGAAAAGGCCATCTCAGCCATCATCATGGCACACCCACACCCAAATGTCGTGAACATTTACAAAGTGTGTGACCAGTCTATTGACATGGAGCTCCTGTCCGATGATGTCGAGTATGTGCACCCCTTGGACAAGTACCGTGCATACACCCACTTCAAAAAGTACGGTATTGTCCTCGTGGATTGGCACTCTTCTGCGTGGGGCTCTGATATTTACGGCATCCCAAAGGTTCAGAGCTTTGAGCTCGCAGGCCTGGTCGACAAGACGTCTGGGGCTTGGATCTACACACCCAAGATGTCAAAGACATATGCAGCCGCCATGGAAGAGGGGCACATCAACCCAGAGGATGTAGACAAGTGGACAATGGGCGTATAATTTTGAAACTTTATTTATTTTATATATAAAAATGGCGACTCTTCGACTAGATATCGACGGAGTTCTCGTTCGCGACAAGCTGTTGCTTGAACACGTGAAGGAGAATTGTGTACGTTACGTCTCTACAAAGCTCCCTGAATGCAAGACGCCACAGGAAACAAACAAACTACTCTACCTGTCTCACGGGCACACGGCTCGCGGGCTCCAGCGTGTCTTTAATATGAATGTGACTGATTTTAACCAAAAGGTGTATGACACACCACTCATGAATCACTTGGCGGATGTTTTGTCCTCGAGAGAGTTTCAAGAGGAGGCTGCGGGCATCTACGACTTGACCACGGAGGGCTGGAGTGTCAGACTATTTACAAATGCGCCATGGATATGGGCATCAAAGGTGGCATTGGCAATTGGAGACAATGTGGCTGTGACGTGTCCAGGGAATCCAAGCGATAGCCCCTTGAAACCAGAACCAGAGGCTTACATGTTTCCAGACGATAATTTGAATATTTTTGTGGATGATTCACTCAAGAATCTTGGGACGGCTCGATACTTTCCCAATTGGAAGTGTGTACATTTCAATGAGGGGCCAAAGGACCACAATACATGGTGCCCACAGGTGGGGTCCATATGGGAACTGTGTATGTTGGCAAGGTCATGTTCCCCCCAGTAGGCCCAAGGAGATGTCATGTTCAAAAGCAAAACAAAGCAAAGAGCTATGGAGTACCACAACTTCAGCTTCGACTCTCCGAAGGCGATGTCCCGCCCAGTGAAGGCCAAGGCACCTGAGGTTCAAACAACAAAAGACACTATGGACGCTAACGCTAACGTGACTGTCCGCAAGCCCAAGGGCCGCAAGCCCAAGGCTGTGACGTTCAAGGAGCCTGAGGCGCCCAAGGAGGAGCCCGAGGTGCCCAAGGAGGAGCCCAAGGAAGAGGCAAAGTCCTCCCCAGTGGCGGTCAAGGCTCCAGAGGTTCAAAACAAAACAAGTATGGCGCTCGTCTCTCAGATTGCCCAGCTGGTCGCGCAGCGCGACGCAGAGTTCCTCAAGGCAGTCGCAACTGACTACAAGCTCAACTATGAGGAGCTGGTGGCCAAGTACCTCGTGAAGGCGCCCGAGGTGAAGAAGAAGCGGGAGGTCAAGGTCAAGGTGACCAAGGAGGGTGAGGAGGGGCCGCGGTGCAAGGGGGTGACTGCCAAAAAGGAGCAGTGCAGCTTCCAGCCGCTCAAGGGTGGGTGCTTCTGCAAGCGCCATATGCCCAAGGAGGCTGAGGCACCCAAGGAGGCAGTCACTCCCCTGCCAGGCGCAGCAGGTGAGGAGACGGCACTGAGCGAGCTGATGGTTATCTTCACCCCGGAGACACCAACCAAGTCACACGACGACGACGACGCAACGCAGTATGTGGGGAGCCCGCGCAGCCTCTTGGCCTCCTTTGAGTAAATAGTGAGTGTAATATGAAGCAGTCTGTCGAATTAAAGGTTCAAAGTCTAATAGTCTGTATATGAAGGCAAAAATACCTAAAGCTATTCGGGAACAAGTCTGGCTCACCTTTATTGGGAAAAAGTTTGAACATAAATGTTTTGTAAATTGGTGCGAAAACAAGATGACCCCCTTTAGCTTTGAGTGTGGTCACAACATTCCAGAGAGTAAGGGTGGTTCACTGGACATTGATAATCTTAGGCCTATATGTAGCAATTGCAACAAGTCCATGGGGAATGTGTATAGCATAGATGAGTTTAGCGAACTTTCAAAAAGGACATCACACATGTTTGAATGTTTTCGTTGTGCAGTTAAAAGCGAGTAGAAATAAATTAATATGAAGTGGGTTGGTATCGATTTCGACGCCATAGAGGTGACTCGACCCAAGGGAATTCCCAAGTTTAATAGTCTCCGTTTCCAGATTCCACGTGGCTTGTGTCGGTATGGGCACAGTGAGTACAAGACTATTAGTGTGGAGCTTGGAAACCGTGCTTTTGTCAATTGGTGGCGTGACATGGAGCAGAAGATGGGGGGTGATATGCAACCTTTCAATTCGAACCTTAAGGATAACACGCTTCGAATTAAGGTTGGTGATGACGTTCCTGTGTTTGATGAGCGCAGGAACTACATCGGTCTAATGACTGGGACTGGGTATGGGGCTGGCAAGCAAATGTCATGTATTGTGGAAATTCCTGGAATGTATTATTTCAATGACCAGTATGGGTTTATCGTGCGTTGCGTCCAAGTGATGCTCTACGACGACCCGCCGTCACCGGAGGACGGGGAGCAGAGCGTCTCCGTGAAGCAGTGCGCTTTGCTTGACTCCGACGACGAGTCTGCCCCTGGGCCCTCTTGAGAGCATTCACATAGGCGGGAGCCCCTGGAATAAACGCGCTCTTCATTACCTTTTACGAGGAAAAAAGGGAGACCCGACTCGCGAAGCGAGGCGTGAGCCGAAGGCGGCCTTCGGCCGCACTGCGTAACTTCGTCACGCCCTTTTACGAGGAAAAAATGGCACAAAGGGAAGACCCCTGCCTCCTTGATCGAGCTTCCACACTCGATATGGGAGATATGGAACGTACCGCGGGACACCTGGGCGCTGGTAGTAGTAGTACCCTGCCTGGCCGCGGTAGAATCTGTGGAAGTTCTGGTTAAAGAAACGGGTGGGCTGGCCATACATGGTTGACCCGCGGCGCATCAGCAAATTTCTCAAAAACAATTGTTTAATAAAAGTTTTTTGCTGATTCATGACGAGTCTCCGAAGCTCACGGATATTCTCACGGGTACCTGACTGTGACCGGGTACGCGACCGGGACCGAACATGGGAGTCAATAAGTTTACGCAAATTTTCAAATTGTTTTTTTAAATTTTTGTTTGGAGACCCCTTGGGTCCCTGTGGACCCTGTGGCCCCCTTGGTCCCGAAGGCCCACGGGGTCCTGAAGGCCCCCTGCCAAACTTTACAGTAGTCCTTGGCCGTGTAAACAACTTTTTACGGGTGGTTGAAGGCTTAATTGTTTGAGAGACTCGTTGCATAGGCGATGGTATCTTATTCTCACTGCCATATGTCTGTAAAAGTGTAATCCAATATTTTGGATATTGTTGTCCAAAATTGCTTTTAGGGGCTGTTGGAAACAATATCCTCCAGCCTTTAAAAGCCTCAAAAGCCTCTCTCTGTTTAGCCCCAAATGTCTGTGGTGTCCTCGGTGTGACTGTTCTGACGGAATTAGAACTTCCTGACATTCCTATAATTACTTTTTATAAATTTCGCGCGCCTTGGTGAGCAGCTCACCCTTGATGGGGACAAACTCGTGCTTGGGGATCTTGAGCTCCTTCTTTGCCTTGGCAACCGCCTTTATCCATGGGTTTGCCTTGGCCTGCTTGGACTTTTCCTTGGAGACAATCTCACCCTTCTTGTTGTACTTGAGGTCACCCTTTGTGAGCCCCCCTGACGTCCGACTAGCAGCTCCATGCATAACAGTTGCGCGAGACTCTACCATTTGTATTACACTGAGAAAAGTTTTGCAATCGTCCGGACTGACAGCTTCGACTTGGTTGGGGGGATCTGCACCGCGAGCTTCGGGTCGTTCAGCACATCCGCGCACACCGCCGCCTTGTGATTCTGCAACTGCATAATACTCTGCTCCACACTTGGCACCTTTTCAGTGCCTGCATACACCAGCTTGCGCACCACCACCTTCTGAGTCTGCCCCGTTCGGTGAGCCCGAGCAATAGCCTGCAACTCAGTGGCTGGGTTCCAGGAGGGGGCTGTGATATACACCCGAGTCGCCTCTTGGAGGTTGAGTCCGACTCCGCCAGCCTTGATCTGAATCAGGAAGACTGCAGGACACTTGGCCTCCTTGAAGCCACTCAGCCGACTCTCACGCGCCTCCTTGTCCACAGACCCATCAATCCGGAACACCTTGAAGCCAAGGTCAGAGAGCATACTCTGGATACGGTCCATCTCACCCATAAACTGGCAGAACACCAGGGACTTTTCCTTGGGGTGACTCTGGATAAGCTCAATAAGCTTGTCCAGCTTGGCAGACTTGCCGCACCAGGTGTCCGCCTCCGTCTTTTCCTTTTTGGCGATACCATCCAGGTACATCTGGGGCCAAGTCATCACTTGGCGGGCCCTGAGGAGCAACTCCAGAATCTCCATCTGGTACATCCCCGCAAACTGACTCTTCATTATGTCCCGGAGTGCACCCTGGGCCGTGAAAAACACGTCAGTGTAGAGCTCGTGCTCCTCTGGAGTCATCTCAATCTCCAGATTCTCAAAGTCGCAGGGCGGGAGCTTGAGTCGCGAGTTCAAGTCATCCTTGGTGCGCCGGAGCACATAGCGCTCGCGAGTCCCTGAGATGTTGCCACTCACAGTCAGGGGACTCAGACCCAGGACTGTGCCCAGAGTCACAAAGTCGCGGACCGAGTTGAACACTGGGGTCCCAGTCACGACCCACTTGATACCAGCCTGGATCCGCATAATCTCCTTGTACGTCTTGCTCTTGTTGTTTCGAACCTCGTGCGCCTCATCCAGGATGACACGGTCCCACTTGAAGCTCTGGAGCGTGCCGTCCCGGCACATAGAGTAGGAAGCCACCACAATCTTGGGGGTGCCCTCCGTAAACTCAGGAGCCACCCGCTTGGCCCCTGCAAACGTGTGCGTCTCAATATGGGGGGTGAACCGCTTCACCTCAGAGACCCACTGGCCCACGATAGACTTGGGCACAATAACCAGTGTGCGGTCCTTGTTGTTGATGCACATAGTGGCCAGGAGCTGCACAGTCTTGCCAAGGCCCATCTCGTCGCAGAGAAAGCCACCAGGGTGCAGGGTGTCGCGCTCGCGCTTCACCATCCACTTGACACCATCGTGCTGGTAGGGTGCGATAAGGCGAGTCTTGAGAGACATCTTGTTTTTTTTTGAACAGCCAGTGGTCAGGGGGGTACTGGGGGGGACATCTCCAAAAAAACCTAGGCATACTCTAGTATGCCTATTCAAGGTGGTATATTCCCTGGAATCTTGAGACCATCAAGACCACCTCCACCTCCACCACCGCCGCAAGAGTGGCCTAAAACAACATCATTCAACATAAATTCTAAAAAAATTATCATTAAAAGAAACAACGCCAACTCAAACTGGAAATTTACAAATGAAGAAAATGGTAAGACTTATGAGATACTTGGTACTAGAACAAATAATCCCACTATTCAGAAAATTATAACAAACATTGGTGTAAACGCGGGTACGGGAACAAACAACCTTGGTGTAAACGCAGGTACTGGTACAAACACCACTGGAGGAGGAGGGGGTGTAAATATGGGTACGGGGACAAACACCACTGGACAGAGGAAAACTGAGATGACCCTCGAACACCCCAACTTCCCTAGACAAAATAACAAGAGGATCAAGTTGACCCGGAATGCGGCGAATGGAAGCCTTTGGACAATTTCAAACAAAGAATTAGGTAAAAAGTTTATTTTGCTCAATTCATCTTCCAACACCCCTTCAATACAGAAGATTGACCAGTACAAGAATGTAGGGGGTGGTGTCTACCAGAATAAGAATTCTACAAATAAATTTTTTTATAAAAATAAAAATAGTTATATTCCTCTGAACACTGCCCCTTGGTGGGCAAGTCTCAAGAGTGGAAACCTCTACAGGGCCAAGGTTGAGAGTGGTGGGTATTTTGGACTCGGTTCAAAGTACATGTACTTTAAGAAAACTGGTGATCGCTTTAAGCAGGTGTCGGGTGTCCAAAGTGTTCAAGACTTTAATAGACAAGAGAATGGCTCATATAGGAGTAAAAAGAATACAACGATAGTGTTTAGTCCTGTGAATGGTGCTGTGAATCACAATAACCAGGTATACCCGGTATACAAATATCAGAACAAGTATTCTGTTATTAAAAATGGAAAGTTTGTGAGTACTCTTGGAAACAAGAAAATAAACTTTGTAAACAACAAGTATAAGTTGGTCAACATGAATGGCCAGCCACCACCCCCACCACCGGGCACCCCAGAGGAAAACTTGAGCCAGATGAATTTGTACAAGTTGTTGGATAAGCGCACACGTACCCGGAACCGTGCCGTCATCAACACCATCAACAAGGAGATTGACAAAAAGTTGATGGATGCTATCCGAGAGTTGGAGTACAAGAGTCGTTCCGAGCGGGTGACACAGTATGGGTACATACTTCGGTCTCTGCAATCACGCAGCAACTTCCCCGGTCGCGGCACAATAGTCGGTGCCATCCGGAAGGATATTCGGAACGCCTCACGGAACAAGAATGCCAAGTACGAGATGAATCGCATCCGGCAGAACCTGAAGCTGAACATGTTGCCTGTCCGTGACCGCAATATCCGCCGCACCTTTGAGGAGGAGCTGCGCATTCTCAAGAATCGCGAAAAGCGCTATGAGACTGCCTATAAGAACGAGCGCCGCAGCAACACTGGCCCCGGCCCCTTGCCAGGCGGCTTCCCAGGGGGTTTCCCCGGAGCCCCTCCACCTCCACAAGCCTTCCCCGGAGGCTTTGCACCACCGCCTCCATCCTTCCCTAGCTTTGCACCACCACCTGCAGCTCCCAGGAACCGTTTCGTTTTGCCTGGGGCTGCACCCTCAAACTTTGGGCCAGCACCAAACATGGGCGGGCTTCCACCCACAGAGGCGAACGCCGTGAAGAATGTGGGTGGTGTCAATGCCGCAGTGAACAAGGTGGCCAACGCAGGTGGTTCCACGAATGTAGCCAAGTCTGCAAATGCGCTCCAAAAGGCACAGGGTGATGAGCAGAGAGCCGTGGCTGAGTTTGGCGCAGACCCCAAGGCACTCAAGCTGGTTGTACAGGTTGCTGGTCCTACAAAGAATTATAATAAAATTAATAATTTATTGAATGGAATCAACAAACTGACCAAGGCGACAAAGAGGGTTCGCAGGGCTCCAGTGACAAAGCGGCGGGTATATGTGAAGCGCACAGTGACTGTGAAGCGCAAGGCACCTGTCAAGCGCACAGTGACCAAGCGGCGAGTGACTGTGAAGCGCACTGTGGTGACCAAGAGACGGGCCCCTGTCAAGCGCACTGTGTCGGTACCTATGACATGCCCCATGCCACCACGTGCGGCTGAGCTGAACAAGTTGCTGCATGACATGTCAAAGAAAACCATCAAGGAGCGTGTAAAGATGCTGGGTCTCTTGAATAACACAAGCAAGAATGGTCTGATAAAGAAATACGAGCAGTACATACTAAGAAAGTAGGTGGTGTTCCCCCCAGTGTAAGGAGACCCCTTTATGGTTTAAGAGCAAAATGGAGACTGAGACTCTCAAGTACATCTCGGCAATAGCCGAGACGAAGAAACGGTACCCGGCGACGAGCTGGATCCGCATCACCACCATCACCATGACGGCCAAGTACCCGGACATGGTGGATGTGCCTCGCTTCCGTGAGCTCTTCAAGGCGGGTGGCTCGTATGGCTGGTCTCTTGTGGAAAAGGAGAATAAGTTTTACAACTGTGTGACTATTGTGACTCGTGACCAGTACACGACCAAGAATGTCAAGATATTTCCCAATGGCAGCATACAGGTGACGGGCTGCTGCGACCTGACAGACTGCCCACGGGTAGCGAAAAAGGTTGCTATTGTGCTTAACCAGGTGCTTGGCAAGTCGCATGAGATTGATGAGGAGACTATCCAGACTCGTCTTATCAACACCAACTTTTCGTTCAACTATGTTTTGAACCTTTACACAATATACGAGTGTCTGAAGAAAGACAAGACGTACCAGGTGTCACACGACCCTGACCGGTGTGCAGAGCTGCGGGTCAAGTTTACACCACTGGTTGGGGAAAAGCATGTGACTTTGAAGCTGTTTTCTTCAGGCAAGGCGATGGCGTTGACGGGGGGTTCCATCAAGGTGATTGCCGCGGCGTACAAGCACATTAACCAGAAGATTGAAGAGATGAAGGCCAAGGTGGAGCCGGTGGACAAGCCGCAGCAGTACCCAGTGTTTATGGGGTACACCTTTGAAACATGGCTCAAGATGATTGAAAAAAAAGGATTGTAAACAATAGATGAGTTCACTCGAAAAGAATGGTCTCCAAGTCAGAGCAAACCTGAATAAGTTATTCCCAAATGGGTTCCCAAAATACAACGCCCCAAGTAATAACAATTGGTATTTTAGTCATCCGAATCCTGCGAGTCACACTGTACGTGGTGTTAAGCTCCCTGGAAATGTCGTTGTAGCACAGAGCCGTGGAGCAACAAAACCAAACAGAGTGTACCGTAATTCGACTATAGACTCGTTGCCGAATGGTAGGTTTCTTTACATGATAGAAGTGTCCACAACCAAGCCATACAAGTATTACAAGCAATTCATAAAGGTGGAGGACAAACTTGAACTTGGTTCGAAACACTTTCAGATTGCGTCGAAACTCCCTGGGAGGACCATCTTGGCCGCTGGGGAACTCTTTAAAAAGGATGGTGAAATACAGTGGAACTTGGGTTCTGGAACGTACATGGCACGCTTTCTACGTGAGCATGGGGGCAATGCAGAGAGGTTCAAGTTGGTTGTGAGCAACGCATTTCGCAACTCGACAATTCCTAGAAAGATGTATACAAACGGAAAGCTGTTAAATGTTCCACCCACAAAGTTGAGAACACTTCTGAAACATATAAATGAAGGAACATCCAAATTGTATAGGAATAAAAATAGTAATTATGAATCAGATTCTGACATGGAAAATGTACTACGTGAGAAACATAAAGAGAGAATTGCAGCTGGTCAAACGACTGTCAACACAGCCGGGAAAAAGTTGAATGAGGATCCTCCATCAGTCTCCAAGCCAGCCAAGCGACCCAGAACAAATTCTTAGGATAATATATAAATGTCTCAGCGTCTGGGACCAGCGAACGGTCGGTGCATTACAGAGTATGACAGTCATCGTATTATGGATGATGTGCTCATGATGGCGAACGGCATCCCCTATGAGGACAACTTTAGCTACCGGCAGTTTCTCCAGTCGGCCGGCCCCGAGCGCATCTTTGCTGTTCTTCCCTTCAAGAACTCGTCATGCGATCGCCCTCTGGGTTTCCCCCTGGATAACGGCAACCCCATGCCACGTGGCCGCCAAAATATGATAAAGGCATACGAGCAGTAAATGGTATGCGTATAGTGATTGATGGAAACATTGGGTCTGGAAAAACGACCCAGCTAGATCTCCTCGAGCAGGCGGGCTTTGTGGTGAAACGCGAGTCGATTCACGAATGGCCTCTCGAGAAGTTCTACCAGGACCCCTCACGGTGGTCCCTCTTGATGCACCTGTCCGTGCTGAAAACCATGGACCATCCAGATGGCACAGTGGCTGAGAGGTGTCCTCTCAGCACAGCCCACGTCTTTTGGCAACACAACGTGGACAAGGGACTCGTCACACCAGAAGAGGATAAGATATTTCACTACTACTACGAAAAGCACTCGTGGAAGCCTGATGTCTATATCTATATTAGCAAGAAACCAGAGCTTGCCTGGGAGCACATTCAGCTTCGGAAGCAGGCTGGTGACACGGGGGTTACTTTGGAGTACCTCAAGGAACTTGACATGTACTACAAGAGACTCTTGGGACATGTGCCGTGCAAGACGTACATTGTCAATGGCAACAAGGACCCAGGTGAGATACATCGTGAAATTTTAGAATATTTCAAAAAAGTAGGGAATGGACAGGCCAAGAAGAGGGAATGTACAGATATGTGTTGTGTGTCTTAATCGCGTGACGCGGTTCGACAAGAGGCTCAAGTGCAAACACACGTTTCACTTCAAATGTATACTGGGGTGGTATGAAAACTCCATAGAGTGCCCAGTATGCAGAATGGAACAAGACGATGACCCCTTGATTGTCTTTAAACACAAGGTGGAGGACAACTTGAAGGATAAACATGACGAGGTTATTTCAAACTATAAAGATGTTATTCGTGGTCTAGAACTCGAGAATACCCTGTTAAAGAGGCGAGTTGGAATGCGATAATAAACTTGTAAGAGATATCAATGGAAGGGCGGTGTGGTCAGCCCACAGGTTCCGGCGCCCCTTGCCGAATCAAGGTGCTTGGTGGGGGTCCGTGTCATCTTCACAAGACGGATAACCAATGTTCTGTGTGTCTTTTGAACATGACGGACAACAACACACGACGTCTTGAGTGTGGGCACACATTCCACAGGCGGTGCGTGGATAGGTGGAAGATGACGTGCACAGGGTCACCCACGTGTCCCATGTGTAGAATGCCCTTCGATGTGCCTCAGTACAGGTGCATCCTTACAATACAACGGGTTTCAGACGGTGCATCTACCCAACAAGATGTTCCTATGGTCGATATGGAGCGTGTTGTTAGGGATCTTGGTCTTCAGCTCAGAGAGCTCACAGACGAGAGTGTTCGCATGGATGTCGCCTTTAACATTGAACAGAATGAAGACATTCGCTTTGTGCTTCAGGAGCTTGGCATCCTTCACTTTACTTTGCCGGCTTTTTCGCCGCCGGAGCCCGACGGCGGCGCACCGGACGCTTCTTCGCAGACTGGACCATAGAGATGATACGACGCACATTCATCTGGCCGTTTGTCCGATTGACATTGGCACCCGTCTCCACACGGCCACACCGAACAGCATACGCCGAACAAAACTTGGTATAGTGGTACCCAGGGTGATACACCTTGGCCGCCTTGATAGGATCATATATAGTCTTGCCTTTTGCATCCACCAGCTGAGGACCTGTGCCCCACCCCTGCTTGTGGCTCCAAAGGTTCGCCTTGAACTGTATCACAAGACCCGGAATTATAGCAGTATTATTCTTCAAATGTTTTGTAAGCTCATTCTCTTTCTTTATCGAGTTGATGGCTCTGTTATTGTTTGAGTTGGATATCAGTCCATTGGTCATGCTGACGGGCCGCGTGGCTTTCTTCAGGGCTGTGCGTATAGTCAGGGGTGTCACTCTGAAAAAGCGCGCAAGTCCCAACACGGTGTCACCAGCCCTGGTCCGGTACCGGACTGCACTGTTGTGCTTGTACCAGTGAAAGTCCCCTGTCGTGTTCCCAAAGTCGTTTTGGGGCGCCACGAAACACATCACCTTGTAGTAACCAGGCTTGCACTTGGCATAGGGGTTTTTCATCTTGTACACGTGGTGTGGGTTGTCCCCAAGGACCCGCTTGACTATACCCGCACAGGACCGGAACTTCAGGTTGTTTGCATAGTTCCCTGACCGATCCCCAGGCACAGACTTGGCTGACCTGTTGTTGCTGAAACTGTCAAAGGCGTAATCGTAACAGTTTGCATGGGTCTTTGATACAGTACCCCATGGGTCATATGTGAAGATGGTGGCGTCAGGCTCGTAGGGATGGAACCGTACCATTTATATTTTCCAAGATATTAATATATGTACGGAATTCTTCGGTCCAAGACTCGCAACGAGCTCATTCGTGAAATCATATTCTTCATCATATATGTGGTCCTTCTGATGTTTATCCTGCGCTACCTGTGGAACAACGCACTTGTCCAGTACACCACCATCCTCAAGCCAGTCGACTCCCTGTTCCACATGTTTATCCTGTCATTCGCCATTGCCATGTTCAGGGCCTAAAAGTCGAGAGGCGTAAGTCGAGAGGCGCAAGTCGAGAGGCGTAGCCTCTCATCATCTGTATATAGGAAATGGGCGACTTCGTCGCCCGATAAGAGCCTCTCATCATCTGTATATAGGAAATGGGCGACTTCGTCGCCCGATAAGAGCCTCTCATCATCACTAAAGCTTCGGCCCTACGAGCCGTCTCTGTAGGTCTCAAGAAGAATTCAAATTTTGAGACAAATTGTCAAAGAATATTCCTGCGCCAAGGCCGAGGCCGAGCACCATGCCTATACCCATGATGATATAGGCTGGCACAACACTGGTGTTATTCTTACGAGCCTTGGACAGCATGCTCAGGCCTATCACAAAGACGAGTAGACCCAGAGCCATGTAAATCAGTTGGGCCGCAATCACACCCACTCCGAGGCCAAACCCCATCTTGGCATACGACTTGATCGAACCCATCTTTATATTTTTCAAAGAATTTATTATAAATTTTTCCTCCGGGTGAATACAGTTTGTCCTTCCATATTCTCTGAATATATATGATACTGTCTTCGTCCCGTGTTACTGAACCGTCTTGGTGGAGATGTACATCCTCTCCAAGAGGGTTGATTCGAACTCGTTTCCTTGAAGGATACGGAATATCCGACATGTATTTGGGTACTTCCCACATATGTTTTCATTGCGTCTATATCTTATCCGTGTACCCAACGAAAATCTCATCATTCACAACAATTGTTGGAAAACTCTTTACAAATTCTGGGCACGT